AAAACAGATGAGTTCAAGGCCAACTATCCTGCAACAGAGTTTGACATTCTCAAGGAAATCTACTGACATGACTCTAGATCAGGCAGCGGTCTTTTTCACAGCCAGTATTTTGATGATGCTGGGGTTTATTGTGATCACCATGGGTATTGTGGCCATCAACCATCTCTTGCACACATACTGGAAGCCAGTGGAATTTTTCAAGTTTCGGGAGTACCCTTACCCGCCACCACGCTTTATGACTGCCGAAGAAGAAGAAGCCGCAACCAAACACAAACAAAACGGTTGACCTTTAATTGCCAAAGTGCTATAATTAACACTTAAACAGCAACAAGGAGTCCCAGATGACCACAGCAACTTACCAGGCACTGACCGAGCAAGAAAAACGTGAAGTCGGCATGTATGGTGTAACCGAAAAAGGCATGCGTGAAGCCGTGGAGTCCAGCATGACTTATCGCTTCTCTGGTCCTGCCATGATGGTGGCCAGTCTCCTGAGCGATGCCCAAGAGATGATGGCCTACGAACAGCCTGATTTTAACACAATCGAAGATCAGCGACAACTGCTGAATCGTGCCAAGTGGATCCTGTTTGAATACCTTTCACCCAAAGACTAATATCAGTCGACCAATATTCACCGATCTGCTATAATACACACATAGACAGCAACAAACAGGAGCACATGATGGAAACAATGACACGTCAGGAAGAACTGCACTGCATCTTCTGGGATATGTACAAGGATGCCTGGGGTGTTCGCCCGCGATGCATCGATACATCCAGCTGGACAGAAGCAGACTTTGAGCGTGAATTCTTCCAACTGAGCGTGACTATCGCTGAGGAAGAGCGTCGGCGTAAAGAGTCTGAAGAGCAAGCCCAGCATGACTTCGAAATGCGAGTGCTGAGCCTGCTCCAGACGGGTGCCAAGGATCGTGAGATGGCCCTGCGTTGGGTGCATGAAGCAGAGGGTTCTAATGGTGATGACGAGTACCTGTGCTACCTTGTGGGCTTGCCCTACAACTACTTTCGTAAGGAGACAGCATGATGGGACGTCTGAAACAACTTGATAATGAGATCCAGGATCTTCTGGCACAGGACGAGACGCCTTCGGCAATCAGCGCCTTGCTAGACATTCCTGTCAGCTTGGTCTACGACAGCATTCACATGCATGAACTCTGTGACATGCTCGAGCCTACTGCAATTGACCTTTAATCGTGTTAGTGTTATAATATAGACTTAGTAACTAAAAGGACCCCCATGTCAGATTCACGCACAGTCACAGCCGTCCAGGCTCGCAAAAGCCTGCTCAAAGCATTTCGCATCCAACGTCCCTTGTTCTTGTGGGGGCCCCCAGGCATTGGCAAAAGTGAGCTGGTAGAAAATATCACCGCAGAACTGGGCGGACTCATGATTGACCTACGCCTGGGCCAGATGGAACCCACCGACATTCGTGGCATTCCGTTCTACAACAAGGACATTGGCAAGATGGACTGGGCACCTCCTGTGGAACTGCCCGACGAAGAAATGGCCCGGGACTATCCCATTGTGGTCTTGTTCTTGGATGAATTGAACAGTGCCGCGCCCAGTGTTCAGAGTGCCGCATATCAGCTGATTCTGAATCGACGCATTGGCAAGTATCGTCTGCCCAAAAACGTTGTCATGGTTGCCGCAGGCAATCGTGAAAGCGACAAGGGTGTTACTTATCGCATGCCTACTCCGCTGGCAAACCGTTTCTTGCATCAGGAGATGAAGGTGGACTTTGCTGCCTGGCAGACCTGGGCTGTGGAGAACAAGATCCATCCAGAAGTGGTTGGTTACTTGAGCTTTGCCAAACAGGACCTGTATGATTTTGACGCCAAGTCCAGCTCACGTGCCTTTGCTACTCCGCGTACCTGGAGCTTTGTGAGCCAGCTCTTAGAAGAAGATGACAGCGATGTTGACACACTCACCAACCTGATTGCAGGTACTGTGGGCGAAGGACTTGCTGTGAAGTTCATGGCACACCGCAAGGTATCTGGGCGCATGCCCAACCCTGCAGACATTTTGTCAGGCAAGGTTACCACACTTGACGTCAAAGAAGTTAGTGCCATGTACAGCTTGGTGATCTCCATGTGCTATGAGCTCAAGGCTCATGTTGAGGACAAGCCAGCAGACGCACAGTTCCATGTCATGGCAGACAACTTTCTGGGCTACATGATGAAGAACTTTGAAACTGAGTTGACTGTGATGGGTGCTAGAATTGCCCTGACCACATACGACCTGCCGTTCCTGCCTACCAAGCTCAAGAACTTTGATGCCTTCCATGCCAAATACGGCAAGTACATCTTGCAGGCCAGTGCCTAATTGGGCAGTAGGGGCAGTGGCTGCCACTGCCCCTTTTTTACTATGCAATATCAAGTAACAAAACTAGACCGTCGTCACAGTTGGTGCGCCCAATTTGCTTACATGCTAGAGTTCTCCAAAAACACCTGGGCCGGCACCGGCGTCTTGGACTTTGATCGTGCTAGACGTTGGATGAATCTCACCTACGGCTGGAGCCAGGATGTTGAGACTCGCACTGCATTATTAAAACGCAGAATGTATCCGCTCAACAATTCAGTACAGGACGAAGATATCAATCTGCACTGGGCATATTCGGTTGCATACAAAGACTATCGTATCTATCTTGTCAGCGAAAAAGAACTGACATTTTTTCAACTGGCACATTCAGGAACAGAGTAGTGGGTCAGGGTGCCAAGCTATTTTAACAAATTTGACCATTATTCGCTGTTGTGTTATAATACATACATAAGCAACAAAGGACTCACATGACATCTACTACTGCTACCAAAGAAGACAACAAAAAGTTTGCCAATTTAATTGGGCCCACAGAGCCCAAAGTGGACCGAGAAGTACGCGAGCTCTTGATCACTGCCCGTGTGGGTCTGTTGCTCAAGGCCAGTTTCTTTGGCAATCTGGCCACCCGCTTGAAACTGGTCAATGCAGACGAATGGTGTTCCACTGCTGCCACAGACGGCAGAAACTTCTATTACAATAGCCGATTCATCAAGATGTTGCGGCCCAAAGAAATTGAATTCTTGTTTGGGCATGAGGTCCTACATTGTGTGTATGATCACTTTGGACGCAGAGGCGATAGAGATCCGCAGTTGTGGAATATTGCCAATGACTTTTGCGTTAACGCAGACCTGATCAAGCACAAGGTAGGTGAAAAGATCACGTCAGTGCCTTGTCTGCATGATCCCAAGTATGATGGTCTGAGTTCGGAAGAAGTCTACGATATCTTGTACGAAAAAGCCGACAAGATTGACATTGGCAAACTGCTGGATCAAATGATCGACGAGCACCTGGATGGCGAAGGTGATCAAGATAGCGATGGTGAAGAAATTGACGGCAGTGGCAAGGGTCGTCCCAAACTTACTGCCGAAGAACGTCAGGCCATCAAGGACGAGATCAAGGAAGCCATGTTGGCAGCGGCTGCCACAGTGGACGGAGCAGGCAACTTGCCCGCAGGTGTCAAACGTCTGATCCGGGACCTCACAGAGCCCAAGATGGACTGGCGCGAACTGTTGCGCATGCAGTTGGAGAGCACTATCAAGAGTGACTTTACCTGGATGCGAGCCAGTCGCAAGGGCTGGCACATGGATGCAGTCATGCCCGGCATGAAGCTGGATCCCATGATTGATATTGCTGTGGCTCTGGATGCATCCGGCAGTATCAGCGAAAAGATGTTGAAGGACTTCCTGGGTGAGATCCAAGGCATCATGGAATCGTTTCCGGCATATCGCATTCATGTGGTCACCTTTGATACCGAAGCCTACAATCCTGTGCAGTACGACAGTGAAAATCTAGACGACATCTGCGATTATGAGATCAAGGGTGGTGGTGGCACAGACTTTGATTGTGTGTACAACTACCTGAAGGAACACGAGATTGAGCCCAAGCGGCTGGTCATGTTCACAGATGGCTACCCATTTGGTTCATGGGGTGATGAAAACTACACAGACACAGTGTTTATCCTGCATGGTACTACTACCATTGTGCCACCTTGGGGACAATACGCCTACTACGACGAAAAATAAACAGGAATCAGTTTTACCAAAATCCCCAGATAAATTTATGTCTGGGGATTTTTTATTGTAAATATCTACATGGATGATACTACCTTTCAACTCACAATCAATGATATTGCGGCATGCCGTAATGTGATCGATACTGCATTCAAGCGTGGTGCTTTTGGCGCCGGCGAGGCCCGAGAAATTGGAACCTTGTATGAAAAACTTGATCAATTTGTCACCACCGCTATTGCCCAGACTCAAGAAGCTCAGGCATCAGTCGAATCACAACCCCAAGGAGAATAACATGGCAAGATTTTTAAAACACATTGGTAAACACAGCGATCGCAAGATTGCAGTAGTCTTTAGACAGATCCCCGGTGACGAACACATGTGCTTGGTCATCTATCCTGATCTTCTTCCCATGCACATTCATGATCCTTTGATGAAGGTACTGGAAGGTCCTGTTGGACAGGCAGCAGAAGAATTGGCAGATGCACTGAATCGCAACTTGTTCCCAGACGGTCGCAACATGCTACAAGCTCTACATACCGAAAGATTGATGAAGCGGGTGAACACTGAACATGTGCTGGTAACACCCAGTCCCAATTCAAATGTGCGGTTGAGTGAGCTCAACAAAATCCTCAACGAAATGAAATTGGGATCTGATGCAATCAAGAAAATGGCTGACCTGGACAGCAATGCAGGATTGGTAGATCCAAAAGTCAAGCGTCAGGCAGAAGCTGCCTACAAGGCACAGCAGAACAAACCCACCACTGGTTATTCTTCTGCACCAGTAGACGGCGCTCTGGATGACAAATCCATTGCTGCCGACATGCTTACTCAGGCAGTGCGTATGCACAACGAAGCAACTGGCATGATCAACGAAGCAGCCAGAATGAAAAAAGAAGCAGAAAAAATGTTTCCTGGTGTGCGAATGATGGACTTGCCCAAGATGGCACCCTTGCCAGTGATAGAAGCCGAAAAGCCCGCAGTGAAAAAAGGCCGCCCTGCCAAAGCCAAAGTCGCTGCCCATGCCCCTGAGTGAAGAATTCTTGGCCAAGTGGGATCATATAATTTCACAGGTAGACAAAACTGAAGTTCCGTTAGAATGTATCAATAAAATGGTTGTTCGCATGGATGGTAATCGCCAGAAGACCATCAATCTGGCTAGATTACGACGGGACGGTCTTGACAGCGACGAAATTGAAGAACTGCTCAACCGTAATCTCAGCCTGCTTGGCGACACTGTGCGTACCATTGACTTTGTGGTTGATGTGAGTGCTGTTGCTAGTATTGTTCAACCAGCCACGGATAAATTATTAAAAAGTCTATGAATGTTCGACTACTCAGCTACAGTCAACCCACTCAGGAATTTGCCAACCAGGGTGTCAACAGTGCCCAAGAGCTCATTGCCTATTGTGCCCGTGTGTCCAATCCTGCCAATCAATTCAACACAGACACAAGCGAACGACTCATACAATATCTGGTCCGACATCAGCACTGGAGTCCACTTGAAATGGTCTCCGCCTGCATGGAAATCGTTACCACCCGTGACATCGCCCGACAGATTCTACGTCACAGAAGTTTCAGCTTCCAGGAGTTCAGTCAGCGATATGCTGATCCTACAGCTGAACTTGACGAAGCGTTTGTGCTACGTGAGGCAAGATTTCAGGACACAAAGAATCGACAAAACAGTGTAGACTTTGACATGGCAGATGAGGAGCAGAAGCTTCTTGCTTACGAATGGGAACGTGCTCAACAGCGTGTGTTGTATGCTGTGAAGAAAGAATACAAGTGGGCCATTGACAATGGCATTGCCAAAGAACAGGCCCGTGCTGTGTTACCAGAAGGGCTCACAGTGAGTCGCATGTACATGAACGGTACCTTGAGATCATGGATTCACTTTATCGAGCTCAGGAGTGCCAACGGTACCCAAAAAGAGCATCAAACCATTGCTCTGGCTTGTGCTCAAGCAATTGCAGCAATTTTCCCCATGGCCGCCAATCTAGTTGCAAACTAACCGGGTGTGTGTTACACTAACACATGGCCATTTTACGCAATCTGGATCGAGAACACAACAAACTCAACAAACCACGCGAGACCAAGATGATCAACGGACAAGCCGTGACATTTTCCGATCTGGTGGTGCATAGATTTCGACTGGGTGATGTAGAAGACCCTGTGCTGTATGCTGCTGGACCTATATCAGAATGGCAACAAACCGAAGCTGGTAAATTTGTAATGGAACATGCCGTGGAATCTCCCTGGTGGGTAAGACATATGGATTCAATGGACTATGGATATCAGTTTGCCATCATGGCACGAATGAAAGAAGCTGACCAAACGTTTTTCAAGTTGAAGTATGCAGACACAAAAAGTTGAGTACATAGATGCTGAAGCTGTTCTTCCGCCACCAGTTCAGAAACAGGTCTGGGACGGTGAACGATTTGTGCCGATCACATTGTACAAGACAAAAGGATGGCCGGGTATGGCAGCAGAAAACTGGTTGCTGGAAAATTTTGGACACGCAGGAACATACCGGTCCGGAAGATACTGGGACTACAGTAGAGCCGGAGACTTTACCATGATGGATGAAAAAGTTTATGTATGGTATCAAATGAAATGGGGCAACCGATGAAAGTATTGATAACTGGAGGCCTAGGGTTGATCGGACACAATGTGGCAGCTCGTTTGCAGCAGCGCAAAGATACTGTGAGCATTGTGGACAATCAAACCACTTACGGTATTATTCCACGCGAAGAAATTGACTACTTGGTTGGAGAGCGCATTAAAAAGCTAGCACCGTGTGCTCACTATCATGACTATATTGAAAATGCAAGCAGCATGGATGCTATCATTGGCAAAGAGACACCAGATGTGATCATACACTGTGCCAGCTTTCCTAGACAAAAAGTAGTCAATGCCAACCCTGCATCAGCTGCCGATGTCATGGTGCGTGGCTTGATTAATCTGCTTGAGAGTGCCAAACGACACCAGGTCAAGAGATTTGTGTACATGTCCAGCAGCATGGTCTACGGCGACTTCGAAGACCAAGTGCTGGAAGATCACGAGTGCAGGCCACAAGGACAATACGGCATCATGAAGTTGGCTGGCGAATGGTTGGTCAAAGACTATGCTCGTAGAACCGGCATGGAGTATGTGATACTTCGCCCCAGTGCTGTGTACGGACCCTTGGATGTGGAAGACCGTGTGGTTGCCAAGTTCATGCTCACGGCCATGCGTGGTGGTGTGCTTCGAGTCAACGGAGCGTCGGAAACACTGGACTTTACCTATGTAGACGATGCTGCCGACGGTGTGGTTGCTGCTGCTACCAGTTCCACTAGTGCCAACAACACCTACAACATTACCAGGTCACTGTCAGTGAGCTTGTTACAGGCTGCCGAAATGATTGTGAAGATTGTAGGCAAGGGTACCATTGAATGTCGTGACCGGGATGCAGACTTTCCCAGTCGTGGAGCACTCAATATCGATCGTGCAAGAACCATCCTGGGCTTCGATCCCAAAGTTGATGTTGAACAAGGATTCCGTGAATACTACACCTGGCTTTCAAATAGCGTTTACTGGTCTACGAAGACAGTATAACAATCTCCGAGAGGAGATACTGGATGCAACAGACCGAGTTCTGACATCTGGCTGTCTCATGAACGGCCGATTCACCCAGCAGTTTGAGGAATGGTTGGCTCAAAAGAATCATACTAATTATGCAGTGCTGTGTCACTCGGGTACCCAGGCCTTGGAGATACTGGCTGACTATTACCGCACAGAGTATAGCCTGCATCCCCAACCAAAACCACCCACTGTATTGATCCCTGCTATGACGTTCCCTGCCAGTGCAAATGCATTTGTACGAGCAGGCTGGAACATACACTTGATTGATACTGATGCATATGGCAACATGAAATTTAGTGACATACCGCAGAATCTCAATTACCATGCCATACTTGGCATCGGATTGTATGGTGCAGCATTGTCCGATAGTTTGCGCCAAATCAGACCCCTGATAATTGAAGATGCTGCACAACACTGGTTATCTGACCATTGCCATCATGTGGGCGCGGCCAGAGCTATCAGTTTTGATCCCATGAAAAATCTAAACAACTACGGCAACGGTGGTGCGATTGTTACCGACGATCGCAATCTAAGTGACTTTGCCCGTAACTGGTGTGACAATGGTAAACGATCTGGTCATGAACAAACCGGCACCAACTCAAGAATGAGCGAAGTGGACTGTGCGCAAATGATGATCAAGACTGCATATCTCGATCAATGGCAGACTCGCAGAGAAAGCATTGCACGGCATTATATGGCGGCATTCCGAGATGCACCGTTTCGTTGTTTGATCGATGATTCAAATGTATCCGCTCACTGTTTCCACAAGTTTGTCATTGACACCAGCAATCGAGACCAACTGCAAGTCGAACTAGGGTCTGTGGGTATAGAGACCCGAGTGCATTACCAACATCCGCTACACGAACTGGCAGCATATCAACAGTATGCTGGACCCAGTCTACTCAGTGCTGCAAGTTCATTGAGTAGACGTGCATTGAGTCTTCCAATCTATCCCGAGCTCACAGACTCTGAAGTAGAATATATCATCAGTTCGGTACTAGACTGCGTTTGACAAACGCATAACTGGCCAGCCATGCCCACTCGTAGCTTTTCTTTAAGGCTGCAAAATCGCCGGCCACTTCGTTATAATACTCCACAGCATCCTCTGCTCCCCATCGGCTCCATTGGGTATCTGCTTCATCGCTGTTGACATCAAGCCACTTGCCTAACCGATATTCACTTTCCACATCAGGCAAGCTGGCTTTCAATTTGATACATTCACGAAACGCTGTGCGCCAGCTTGACCACGGTGAAATGTTGTAGTGTGCTATCCCACTAAAGATAGGTACTACTTCGTGTGGGCTATCCAGTGTGAAGTCCAGTCCAACCCCTGGATTGTCTAGTACTAGTTGCCGGTTGTACACAATCATGGCCTGATGTCCGTATATCAATCCATTCACAGGATTCCGAGCATGAAAGATATAGTGCTTGGCCTGTTGCATACGGTCAGGTTGCCAGGTCCAATCAAAGTCAATGTCCACTTCCAGCTTGGCAAACACCGCAAAGACCCAGGGTGTGGTGCTGGCACGGGCTGCTGCATGATATGCTGCTGCTCGTCCATTGATGTTGTCCACACGCACCAGACGATTGGCCTTGGGCAACAGACTCAATCTTTTGTAATGTTGCTCAGCATTGGGTTCACCGTTGGAGATGAACACAATGTCCTGGAGAGGATCCGTCAGCATTCGCTGTGTCTTGTCTATATAGGGATAATCGTATAGCTGCGTCTTGATGTAGGGTATGGCCGTTCGAGGCACCACTACACTAGTTGCTCCAGGATTCAACGGAACTATGGTCTTGGTTTGTTCTCTCCACAATGGCACAGTGACCAAGTTTGTGCTCATGTAGTCGGACTGTGTGAACACTGCCAGTGGACCAGCAAAGTCTTGAGTACGAACCACATCCACATGACTGTCTTGATCGTGTTGCACTATGGGCATGGGTCTACGTGGCACAGCAACATTGACAAAATTACAATCATACCATTCCAGCAATGCCTTGCATTCTGCCGACTCAGCAAATGTGGGCACATGCATGAAGAATGTGTCTCCAAACTTTTGATCATCACTGGCAAACACATGCAGCATGGTGGCTTGCCATTGTTCAGGGTGCCAGCTAAAGTCAAAGTTGGCGTAGTCGCAGATGCTAGAACATACCCAGACATATTCGTGTTCTGTGCCTATGCTCTTGGCCAGTCTTATCAAAGTATCTCTATAGTTGTCAAAGTATCGCACACGTTTCACAGTGTTGGGTATTTGCCCTGCTGAGCCGTCCATGTGATCAATTTCGTATATGGCTGTGGCCTTGCCCACTGTGCAAATTTTTAGTTCAGCAAGATACTTGACTTCAGACGCTCCCGGGACTGTGTATACCGGACCTCCGGTTTTTTGATGCTGTGTGGCAAATTGATAAATGTAAGGTGGTTCACCCGGATCAGGCACCCAGCTAAAGTCTACTCCTGTAGGATCAATAGAATCAGGCATAGTCCAATTGCTAGAGTCAGACGGCAAACTGGCACGTGGCCATGCAACATACTTGCGTTCTGTTGCACCCGGCACACGATACTCCACAGTAGGCATCTTCTCTGCTGGCCACCATTGATTGCCAAACACATAGATATAGGGAGGATCTCCGGGATCTGGCACCCATGAATAGTCCATGTCGCCGTCAACCACATTGTACCAGGGTCGATTAGGATTTTCAGCCAATTTGGCTTTTGGTATGCTCATGTACTTGCGTTCTGTTGCACCCGGCACATGATATTCTACGGTGGGCATTTTCTCTGCTGACCACCACTGATTACCAAACACATAGATGTAAGGAGGGTCATGCGGATGTGGCGCCCAGGAGTAATCAAATTCTGTATTGGTCACTAGAGTGCGGAAGTCAGCAGGAACATCTTTGTTGGGAATCACTCGATCATGAAAATGATATTTTATCTTGCCAGACTTGGGCACAAGATACGTGCCTGAATACGCATGATGCTGGCTGGGCCAGGTGTGAGTGTATTCACTCTGCCAGGGCACTGGCTCATAAAGGAAATCAAACCCTGTGTAATCCACTAAGTATGACACCATCCAGAAAAATCTTGTGCGCGACTGTTGTTGTGCCTGCTCAATGGTTTCAACCTTGCGCTCATGAGCAAACAGGTTGGGTTTGTTTCCGATATAAAATACGTCAAACATTAATGATTAGAATAGATGAAATTTACAACAACACTTTTTGGCCTTGGCTGAAAGCTCACCGGGCCGGTTTTAGAGCATTTTTTTGTGAACCGTTTGGCCGAAGTGATCCCGATAGTGTGATGAATTATGGCCAAGATAATATACATGAACACAATTATATATTCTTTTTTGACCAAGAGCCTATTCATTTGAACATACACATGGATACTTTTTTAAAGGTACGCAACTACAATTTGGACATAACGCATGACATGACTGTAGAAAAACCTTTTAACAAGAATGGCAAGGGTCACATTCGACATGCAGGTTATCTGTTGACCAGTGAGCACAACAGCGAAAACGTTGACCATGTGTGTGAACGATTCAAGTGGAAGCCTGCTTACTATTTCTTTCATGGATGGGCAGCACTGGACTGGTATCGCGGCTACGACAAAACCTTCTTGATTCGGCCAGTGCTAGAGCGTGCTATAACTCGAACATTTATTGCACCCAATCGCATTGTGGCTGGGGAACGTCGTCATAGATTAGAAATGTTGTATTACATATTCAAGAATGACATGACACATAATCATATCAGTTGTCCCGACACATGTCCTGCAGAGAACATCAGCATACACGATGCTATCAAACCATTGGCAGCAAAGTATCCTGACATTGAATCTGTATTTGCTGCACAGACCTTGCCCATTAACTTTGCGGGTGAAACTGATCACCCCATGCATAGCTGTTGGCTCAGCCTGTTTGATGAGTCTGCTGAAAGTCTGTTGTATCTTGTGACCGAAACAGTGGCCACAGGTCGCAGGCATCACCTGACAGAAAAAACATTCAAGCCCATTGCGCTGGGCATGCCGTTTGTTATTGTAGGAACTCAAGGTAGCCTGGCGTATTTGCGCAGTTACGGGTTTCGAACATTTGGAGATATCTGGGACGAAAGCTATGATTTGGCCACTGACGATGTGCGCATAGAACGCATTGCTGAGCTGTTAAAGAGTCTGGATGCATTGTCCATCGAAGCCAAACAACAGTTGTTTGATCAGGCTCAGGAAATCATAGAACACAACTGGAATCATTTCTACAACGGCGGCTTTGAAGCAGTCTTGTGGACCGAACTAAACAACATGTTGACACAGATAGATTCATGATAAATTTTTGCTACGACACCATGAGTGATCCTGAGTTGGGGTATCCCAATCTTGCTGACCTAGGACTGGGTCCTGATGACTTTGACAACACCTGGCCCAGAACAATTGCGTTTAGGCTGCTGGTATATCTCAAACATGCAGGTGCTGTGTGGACCAGTAGCACGATAGATCAAGCACCTGTTGGCAGTTGGTATCCGGTTGCACTGGGCTGGCACGATTTTGATTGTGATTATTTTGAGCTGATGAAGCCCAACACCATCTCTAGATTGCAGCTGAAAGAAATAAAGGTATTGTTCTACTATCATGAAGGAGACAATCCTGATCGCATACGCAGTCGACTGGACAGTTTGTGTGTGCAGCATCAGTTGCCGCAGGATTGTTATTTGTTTGTGAGTGCCAATACTGCTGCTGATTCTGTGGACAGATTCTATTACTTTCCTGACCACGAATATTTTCTGAGTTATGTGAATCGTCGACAAGGCTACACTCCTGTGACTGATCTGCCCAGGCAGTATGATTTTACTGCACTGAACCGCATACACAAATGGTGGCGCGGCAGCATCATGAGCGACCTGCATGCTGATGGAGTTTTGACCAACAGCCTATGGAGTTACAACACTGATTGCACCATAGATGATCGAGAAGAAGACAATCCCATCAGCATAAAATCCATCCAGGGCTGGAGTGAAAAACTCAAGTTGTTCCTGGCCAATGGTCCGTATTACTGTGACGGTCCCGACTCAGATGCACACAATGATCACCGAATGATCAATACTGATCTTTATCTCAACAGCTATTGCCACATCTCAATCGAAACTTTGTTTGATGTGGATCAAAGTGGTGGTGCCTTTATTACTGAAAAAACCTACAAGTGCATGAAGTTTGGGCAGCCATTTGTGATAGCAGGAGCAGTGGGTAGTCTAGCAGCTCTGCGTTCTGCAGGATATCGCACGTTTGATTCAGTGATCGACAACAGCTACGATAGCATAGTGGACAATACTCAGCGGTGGTTGGCTGTGAAACAAACTCTGCAGCAGATCAAACAGCAGGATCTGCATCAATGGTATTTGAAATGCATGCCGGACCTGATACACAATCAACAATTGTTCATACAGCGATCCAGACCCAGCCTGGCTCGCCTGCTTGAACGACTCAGCTACACACAGTGACGCCGTAGAGAGCTTCGAATCGATCTGCGTCAGCTCGATCGTTGACCATGGGTTCCCCGCGGATGTTGAGACTGGTGTTCAGCAGCATGGGGCAGCCTGTCATCACATACCACTTTTCTAGTAGTTCTCTGATTCCGCTACCATCCGCAGGCACAGTCTGCACACGACTGGTGTGATCATGATGCACAATAGCAGGAAATAAATCAGGATGGCGGCAACGAGCAATTGACTGCATGTACCTGCTAGAGCCAAAGCCACGAGGCATGTCAAAATACTGATCCACAAGCTCTTCCAGGATTACCGGAGCAAATGGTCTAAACTGTTGTCTGCGTTTGATCCCATTCACTTGATTTTTTATTTCAGGACCTCGAGGATCTGCCAGCAGGCTTCTGTTGCCCAGTGCTCTGGGTCCAAATTCTGCTCGACCCGAAGCCACACCCACAATACGGTCTGTAACCAGGCAGTCCAAAATGTCATTGACAGGATAAGGGCCAGGAATATCATGCCCCAGAAACGCATTGTTCCAGTTGATCCGGCTGCCATACACCAGAGCAGCAGCACCAAGACTGCTGCCTGCATCACCTGGACAAGGCATGATCCAGATGTTGTCAAAATAACTTCCTATCCTGGCATTGGCTGCACAGTTCAGCGCAACACCGCCCATGTACACTAGATTGTTGCTCCAGTTGAATTTCTTTGCACGAAGCATTACATTCAGTATCAACTGCTCAGCCAATTCTTGTGCTCCTGCTGCCAGATCCATGTGATTGGAATCGTGCAAGTAGTCATCGGGCATACCTGTGTGCAAGTTTTCTTTGAACTTGATATTCCATTCGTCATTCACAAAATCGTGTTTGAACTGGTTGCCCATACGGCGATCGCCGTATGCAGCCATGCCCATCAGAATGTATTCTTCGTCCAAGGGGCGCAGACCCACACGAGCAGTGACAGCACTGTAGAACAATCCTATGCTGTGCGGATACCCGCGTGACCAAAGTTTTTGATATGTTGCCCGACCTCGAGAGTTGTATTCTGCGCCCCAGATGGTTATGGTGTCCCACTCACCCACAGCATCTATTACCACAACAGTGGCTCGATTGTAGGGACTGGTCTGAAATCCGGCGGCTGCGTGACTCAAATGATGATTGTGGCCGGACACACGATCGGGCTTGATCTGGTTGCCCAGTTGTGGCTTGAGTACTTGTCCAACTGTGAGTTTGTTCCAATCGATACCCTGACCACTGTACAGTTGGCGCAGTTGCTTGGCCCAGGGACGTTCATAGTAGGCCACATGCGCAGGTGCGTAGGTCAGGATGTCGTCTATCAGCCCTGGGCAAAAATCAGCATCATTTTTCTTTTTGCTGTAGCGTTCTGAATGGCCAGCAAACAAGACATCGCCCTGTGGACTCAACACTGTGGCTGCGGCGTCATGAAACCCTGCACTAACTCCTAGAATATTCATTTGTAGATAAAAGGATCTCTTTTACGCAGCTCTTTGAGTTTTTTACGATAACGATATTCCAGGGTAATTCTTGCCCACAAGTTTTTTAGCCAGTTCATTTCAGTTTCCTTATTTGTTGCAGATCGTAGTCTGAGTCGCTCCAGCGATAGTCATATATTACATCAGCGGTGCTAGTACTTATTCTATACACATCCTGGTGCTGGTATAACTGTGCCCATATTTTTTCATAATCTGTTGTGCCAAAGCTGCGTGCCAGATCTACCTGTGCCACTCTAGGATGCCCAATAGTTAGACTTTTGTCGTTGGGATCAAAGTTGTTGGCCACCAGCCAGTCGCGGAACTCGGATATTTTTCGTATCTGCCATTCAAATGATCTGGTGTTGTTGGCCCATTCAATATCAAAGTCTCCGGCAGCTTGAGTCTGCGGTTTGAGCGAGCTGGTCACAAGTTCGCTCACCCGACTATCCCGGCCTTCGTCATTGAACACTTCCCAATGGTGTTTGCCCACTGCCTTGTTCACGCCCACATACACACCTCCCAGATTGCGATTGATTGTGTCTATTCCAAAATGTTCATAATCGTCAGCATCTAGCTCAAAACGTGGTGCGGCCAACCAGCACATCAGCTGCGACGGACGTTGCCATTCAGGTGCTTCCTTGAGTTTGCGAATGCTCAACACTAGACTTTCCAGTTCATGGCATAATAGATTCAACTGACGTATGTGCCAACGAGTGGTGTCATCTGCGGCTGTGTAGTAAGGGCTCATGGCGCCCGACACACCTTGTAGGTCTTCAAAATATCTGTGCAACTGATTCATGTGAGCATGATCAATGTCTAGATCTGGACCAATGGAATTGGCAGGTGTAAAAAAGTCTTTTATGACATAGCCCAGGCCAGCTGAATTAACAGCATGTATGCTGCGATTGATCTGTGTGCAGATGTATTCGGGATTTCTAGCACTCTCTGCCCAACCCAGCCAACAGTAGTTCTTTTCCAGATGAAGCTGATTCTGAATCACCTGATTCAATGCTGCCAGCCATTTGCGGCTAAGGCTGTTGTCCTCTACGTCAATGTACACTGTGAGCACCTGATTGTTGGCGCTTCTCAAATCCATTTGTATAGTATCAAGCATGTTGGTTCCACCATTCTAGCACCGCAGGTCTTGCTGAAAGAATATCAGCCATTGACGTGGACGATTTGCGTATGCTTTCTAATTGTAACACTCTGGCACGGCCTTTTGCAAGACCGTGTGTATAAGTATCCGGCCATTGTTCTTGAAATGTAGGGCGTGATTTCAGCTGGATCAGCACATCACGCATGGCACCCGAACTGGCGTCAATCAATTCGTCCAGCCAAGGATTCAGCAGGTGTTTGGGCAAGGCCAAAGGGCTCATCACAATGTCTGGGCCGAAACTGAACACCACCTTGGCCAGTAACTGTACGCCTAGTTCTTGCGCCAGCTGCTGTACGGGCATGACCTGAGTCATGCCCGGCAGTGTCAGAGTAAAGTCTATGCGCATCTGTCGTGGGTGCTTGCTGTACTTCAATCCTTGACGAAAGTTGTCAAGCCAGACGTTATAGTCAAGTCCGGTTCGAATATATTCTCCTGTGGCTCCTGTACCATCTAGACTTGCGCATATTTGCCAATCGCGTATGTGACACAGTATGTCACGAAATAGATTACGCCCACCATAGTCGACTCTGCTGAGATTGGTATTGTATCTGGCATACACTCTGTTGCCATCATTGAGTTCCACAATACGAGCCATGTAGCGCCAGTGTTGTTCATACATTAGCGGCTCGCCGCCTACCCAGTACACTTCCTCCACACGATGTTGTTCTACCGCATCCGAAAATTCCTGTTCAATCTGAGTGTCCTGGAACGCAGATATCTCTTGACGAATCACGGGCTGCATCCAGGCGTTCTTGGGATTGGCCCAGTCAACCATGTGATGTTGACGCTGTTCACTTTCCCAGGCGCTGCTCAACATGTCGCCACATGTTCTACACTTGAAGTTGCACAGATTGCTGAAACGATAGTCCCAGCTCACAGGCTGCATGGTGGTGCTGCCATCCGGAGCAGTGCTGGCCAGCACTTCGGGCAACTTGTGTCGGACCAGGTGTTCAAAATAAGTTCTGTATACATCAGTGTTCAGCAGCTGATCATTGCATACCTCGCACTCGGGCAGGGTTTCTCCAGCTAGCATGCGTCTACGCACACTTCGCATGTGTTCACCATTCCAGTGCTGTTCCAGTGTGATGGGAACATATCGACCCGTGCCCGCTGAAGTGTCTATGTACTGAGCAAAGTTCTGCGCAGGCTCGCGGCTAGCACAACACATTCTGCGTTCAGTCTGCGGTGAAAGATAGGTGTGTGTCCAAGGAGCCAGACATAGGGATTTAGACATTGCGCGAATACTCGATCAACTGAGCCATTTCGGGCGATACTCGAGCAAAGTCCTGATCTCTTTTTCTGTCTAGATCTGCTATTTTCATTCGAGTCTCGAAGCCATCTGTGCTGGTACCTTGTCGCATAAAATCGCATATGCGATCAAATTCTTGTCGGTATTCAGCAGGTACTGCTGCTGATTCTAGATGTAATATAAGATCTGTCTTGGTAGCCTCGGGCAATGTGGCTATACTGAAGTACCAGGCATCGTGCATGATGTTCCAGTACACAAAGTCAAAATCTTGCTGAGCAATCCAATTGGCCAGTTGATCTAGGTATCGTATATTGAATATGTTTACTGTGCTGCAACACTGTAGTTGAATGTTGGGATAGTCTTCTTGCAATAAACGGAAACGATCAATATTGTAGACAACATCAGACCACACTGCATTGGTGCGTTGGTATTCAAATCTTGCACCCACATCATCGATGCTGAATGCAATTTCTACTGTTTTAAAATGACGCCAGATCTCCGGGCCACGGTCAGGATACTGTGTGCCATTGGTGTTGTAGTGTATTTCCACCTGATGTGCAATGCCGCGGTCAACCATGCCTTGCAGCATGTCAAAATGTTGTTCAATCATGAATGGTTCGCCGCCGGTGAATTCAATATATCGAATGTCACTCAAAACAGAATCGATTTCCTGCCAGAAGCTTTTGTTTTCGCGTGGCCATGCTCCGGCACGTAGCATAGTATATGCGTGTGACTTTTTCTGTTCTTCACGTGGCAAGAATGATATTTCTTCTGCGGCAAACTGACTGCTTGACCAAGATCCACATATGCGGCATTTCAAGTTGCAGATGTTGCCCAGCTTGAGATCCAGGAACATTAGCGGCTTGGCATCCTGTGTCCATTCACGGTCTATTATGGCATGCTTGAGTCGGTTGATGGTGTGCATGCGCTTGCTGGTGCGTCCTGCACGTTCTTCATTCCAGCATTTGCGGCAGGTCTGCGGCTGTTCTCCAGCTAGAAACTGCTCGCGCAGTTGTCGCATGCCGGCACTGTTTTGTATATCTCTGAAGTTGGCTGTGAGCAGACTGAACTTTTGTCCTGCATCATCTAGGATCTCGTCGTCGGCCAGGCAGCAAGGACGTACTGTACCAATGGGGCTGGCTTCTAGACTGACCCAGGGCAACACACAGAATTTATTGTTTGGCAAGTTCATTTCAGCGCCACCAATTCAGGAATTACATCCAAGATATTTTCTTTTCTGATAGCATCCAGCTCATGTGTTTTGCGCCAAAAGGTGTCAATCAATTGAGTGTTGTCTGTGGCTGTCATAAAGGTGATAGCACTTTCAAAACCCTGTGTGGCTCGATGTAAGGGATCTTGGCCTCGCAGCCATTCAATATGTTCACGGTATCGGGCCAGCAATTGGCCTTTGTATTCAGCTGGTGCTATGTCTATTCTGTAGTGTGCAGGATCTTGTAGGATGTTTACGTTTAGATCCTGTGCTCGAATAAGGCCTTTTGCCACCCAGTCACGATGAAAGTCTGGCAGGTGCCAGGCATTCATTATGCTGAGTGTAGGACTGATATAAAAATCTACTTGGGGACAAATAGCCAGCATGTCTCTACGATTTTGTTCTACCACAGCCCAGTCTGTGCCCTTGCGTATGTATTCAGCGTATGGACCCTGACCGTCTAGGCTTGCGCCCACAGCCACACTGTCAAACTGTCGCCAGTATTCAAATACACTACGACCTTTAAGGTCAGTGTGTGTGAAGTTGGTGTTGTATATTAGTCTAACATCAAAGCGTTTTCTCTGGACCAGCTCGTCCAGAATACGATAGTGTTCTTCCATCAGCAAGGGCTCGCCGCCTGCAAAATAGATCTGTTCCACATAATCTAAATGGGGTTCCAGTTGCGACCACATGTCAGTTTCAGTACGGCCTGCATAGTTGAGAACTGTATTGCGTTCTTTCCAGTCGCCGCCGGCCAATTTTGCTTGGTCTTGATACCATTGACTGCTGAATATATGCCCACAGCTACGGCATTTGAGATTGCAAAGATTACTGAAACGAATATCCCAGTAGGTCATTTCAAATGGATTCTGTTCCAGCTTCTTGATATGATGCCCGTGATGCTTGTTGGCTGACTTTCGACCCGAAAAGAAACCCGATTCTTCTTGTTCATAGCAGCGTGTGCATGCAGCATGCGGTGTTTCTGTCAGCATAGCAGCACGTAGATCCTGCATGGGTTTGTCTCGCCAGATTTCTTCAAGAGTATTTGTTCTACAGTTACCTACCACACCCGGCTTCATTTCAGCATGGCAACAAGGATATGCTTCACCTGTGGGGTAAGCATGCAAATGAATCCAAGGATAGATACAAAAAGTCTTGCTGTCTTTGAGCAAGAATTCTTCACGCTCAGTTAATTCAACAGGACGGACCAGATCTGTGGAGTTGTAATTATAGGCCATTATACCATTCAGTTAATTCAGGGAACGCACTAGCAAAGTCTTTGCCCCTGCGTTGATCGTATTGTGTGTAGAATTGTCGAAAATCGTTCAGCAGCTTGGGTTGTTCAAACGCATCTGAGTGTGGTGTTTTGACCACATCCAGGTAGTCTATCAATCGCTGTAGATGATTGCGTTCATGTTCGTGCCAGAAAGGATCGCTTTGATTTTGAAACAACAATTCCAATAGCACTGCACCATATTGCATGCGCAAATGATCTGGCAGGACCAAGGGACTTTGAAAACTGGGGAAACGCAGGATATTTAATGTAAAGTTTACACGGTCACGCCCGTACTGTTTTTTTAGTTCATGCAGGTACAACAAGTGATTTTTGAGTGTGGGCAAGCATAGTCCGTTGATGGTACACATGCAATGCACAGTGATTCCTGCTGCCAGCAATTTGTTTACATTTGCTTGCCAAGCTGAGTAATCCAGGCCGTCGCGAATATACTCGGCTGCCGCGCCTGTGGCTTCCATGCTGGTATAAATTTCCACGTTCATGCCTTGAATAGACGCCAGCAGTCGATCCACATCCACGTCAGCGCCTAGATTGCTGTTGATAGCAAGACGTGTAGTGCTCTTGCCACGATTGTTCTTGAACCAGTCGATGAGCTTCCAGGTGTGGTGAGACATAAGGGGTTCACCTCCTGTAATTCGCAGTTCCTGTAAACTACGATGTAGATCCGTTTCCCACCATTGAAAAAATGCATCAACATAGGGATTGGCTTCGGTAATTTTGTACAGCTGACTGCTGTCATGAGCATGAGTGAAGTGGTTGCGGCCGTCACTAACCAGGTTATTATAGGGTCCGTTACGTTTGATATCCGTAACCCATGTTGTACTAAATGCAGGGTTGCAATAGCTGCAAGCAAACTGACAAGTACGATCGAAAGCAATTTCCAATGTACGGAGGTTAACGTCCTGGTCTACAGGTGTATTTCTAGCTTCATGCAAGGCCTCTATGGGATATATCCGTGATTTGTACACACGGTCGCTCACAGCGTCTCGACCCATGTCTTCGATCTTCCAGCAGTACTCACAGCCACTAGGACGTTCTCCTGCCTGCATCTTTCGGCGATCCTCTTTTTTCTGATCAGTATTGTGCAGCAGCCTAGGGTTGGCACGGACTTTATCTCGGTCGACCAAATGGGCTGGCGGGTGATGACAGCTTGTGGTCTGTCCACTTCCTAACCAAATGGTAGCATTGTACCATTTTGCTGCACAAAAACTCTCACTCAGTGGGTCTAGTACTGTGTGCTTAAATTCTAAATCATTCACTGAAGGGTTTGCTCTTGTAAAAAATCAAAGAACCGCTGTGGGAAGTCGCGGCGCAACTGTTCTCGGTACTGGCCAAGATGTTGTTGATTGTATTTACACACAGTATAACACTCATCAAGGAATTGTGCAAGATCCTGGCTGCAGAGATCCTGCACAACTTCAACAATTCGATTGAGTCTATCTTGTGTGTTGTCAATCAAATCAAAGGACTCGTCGATCACATGACCAAATGTCTGAAATCCCAGATTGCGAAGATCGCGATAAAATCCTGCATTGCTTGCCACTATCCAGGGATGCCCTTGTGCCAGCGGTTTGGCAATTTTTTCAGTTCGGAAACTGTGGCCGTGTTCGCATATGGTTTCTGTAACCAGACTGAAATAGGTATCAGCATAGGGTTCGGTCTGTAGGTAGATCTCGCCCCAGGTGTTGCAAAACATGTCCTGCTTGATGAATTGCCGCTTGGGTGCTGTTATCTCAACTGAGTTGTTTTGATATCGTGCAACTTCGTATCGACGATCCAGTTGGCGTATAGGCGTCACTGTGGCCATGAGATTGACATTGTCTTGCAGCAGTGCCAGCTCTGTACCCTTGAGTGCGGGTCTACCATCCAGCATGGTCCATATTGCGCGATCCAGCAAGCCCAGTTGACGTAGTCGTTCCCATAGATATTTTCTATGTGGTCTTGCTCGTCCATTCAGAAACAAAAAATCATAGGGCTTGGCTGTGGTGTTGTAGATTTCGGGCATGCGTTGCATCTGTTGTAGATTTTCGTCATAGCCCAGTATCACATTGAAAAAATGATCATGTGTGAGTGCAGGATAGTTGGCAGGCATGACACCGCCACTGAGCACCAGCAGTTGTTTGCTCAGCACAAGATCTTCTATGCCCAGCATGCGTATTTGTTCTATCAGCGTCCAGGATCCTTCAGCAGAACCATCAAACACCATGCGGTACTGTGCAGATTCGCACATGGCTCTGACTCTGGGTCTATTTTCTACCAGTTGCTGGCGCCCTATTACATAGGTTGCACCTGTGACTGGCACATGATCTGCAAACTCCCAGAACTCCTGGCTGGCCCAGGGCTTTAGTAAATCATATACAACACTGAATGTATCTACTATTAGATCAGGTTTGTCTGGCATGATACTCACATTCGGCCCACCAGGAACGCATTTCAGGAAACACCTGTAAAAAATTTGTCCCGTGGCGACGATCAGATTCGCTGAAGAAACGATAAAAGTCTGCCCGATTACGACTTTGATCTAGAGCTTGTCCTGATCGCATCCAGGCAATGTCTCTGTCCAGTCTGGCCACTTCGTAGTCCTTGAAACCTTTGAAAGGATACTCTGCAGTTTCCAGATTTGAAGACATGTAGTCCTTGACTGAATCTAGCCGTGCAGCATAAGATTCGCCCAGTGTTTGCAGACTTTGCCAGGCAGGCTCGCGTAGCACAGGAGTATCAAACCAGACCCGTTGATATGTTGTGCTGTGCTTTTTGCGCAGTTCCAGTATGCCTGCCAGCAGTCGATCCAGGCTTGACACACTGAGATTGTTCATGGTCACAATAAATGTCAAACTGTTGTAACTGGGGATTTGAGTTAGAAACTGATCAACTCGATCCCACAACAGATCAAAGTCCAGGCCGCGACGTATGTATTCTGCTTGAGTGCCCCAGGCATCTAGACTCACATACTGCATGAAGTGCTCTATGCGTCCATCGCATAGTTGTTTCACATAGGCCAGATACTTTTGCCATGACTTTTCGTCTACACTAAAGTTTGATGTGACATTCAGATGCAGTTTGGCGCTGGGATTGGCCAGCACATAGTCGAATACTCTATAGGTGTTTCGATCCAGCAAGGGCTCGCCGCCGGTCATTCTAAAGTGTTCCAGCTCAGGATACAGTGTGGGCCACCAAGCCCAGAATGCTTCTACATAGGGATTGTGATCACGGGCAGGAATGGGCTTACGGTCACCAGAAAAATGCTCAGGAGCGTTATGAGGCACCAGAGTAGGATATGCCCCGTGCCGATCAGTTTCTTGCTGCCAAGTGCTTGAGAACTGCGGGCTGCAATAGCTGCATGCAAGGTTGCAAACATTGTTGAAATTGACTTCCACATAGCTGGGAATAGCATCTTCATCTCCTGTTGATTCGGTAATTATTGAATAGTCTTTGGCTGCCCAGGGCTCGCCTGATCTGTAGTGTCTGTCACTCAGCTTGTTGTGTGCTTCCATGTTCCAGCAATAGCTACACTCAGCAGGTTTGACGCCCGCCAGCATGAGCTTGCGCTGCGATTTTTTGAACGGTGTATTATGTAATGCGCCTGGATCTCGCCCAATATCTTCTAAGGGTATTCTGTGCAAGGGCGGGTGATAGCAACTGTTATTTAATCCTGTGGGCAAGTGCAAGCTGACCTGCTTCCATTTGGCCAAACAAAGAGCAGGGCCTAGCTCCTGCTTCATTTGTTCAGCTGAACTCATGAACTTGCTTTGATTACCTTTGGTCATTGTTCTATTAACGCTGTTAGTTTATTAAACAAGTTGGCGGTGCCGTCTGCATTCAAGTGCCCATCAGGCAAACGATGCGAACTTATCACGTGAGGGTAATAGAGATTGCTTTTAATGGTTCGTGGTTCCCAACTAAAAAAAACACCCAGTTTACCACGTTGCGTTACTAGTGTTGCTGTGTTGTCTATCAGCATATTACTAACCTGGTTCCAATGTGCTGCATCAAACAAACTATACAATGATCGATGTAACTCTTGATAACTTTGTTCAATTAATCCGCTATCTAATGTATGCGGAAGTTCTACTTTCTCACGTCCGGCTAACAAATCAATATCCTGGCCGTGATATTGCAGGTGCCAGCGTGAACTAAACGACCAGCCTGCTACTACTATATCACATTCATCAACATTAGAGTATATGTCCAGTGCCATTGCTTGATTACTTTTTCCGGGTCGTGATAAATTTACTACAGTGTAACCAGACTCAAGAAACCAATGTTCTAATGTTTGTTCACGATCCAATCCCGGTCCGTAAGTAAAGCTGCAACCATCTAATAGTATGCGTTTTTGCATTACCAACCTTCTTGAGATCTGATAATATCTATTTCACGAATCATTACACCTTGATTGTGCCAGTTTGATAGATAGTGTCGTTTAAAGAACTCGCTGGCTTCCACAGTAAACATGTGCATGGGTAAGTCTAGCTGTGTGTGCAATTCATCAGCAATTCTGTTGGCCAAGATCTCGGGCTGTTCTGATTCCACGGTGTTCCATAGTTCAGCCAAGGCATTAAAGTCTTGCACCTGTAGATAATCCCAGTTTGTGAGCATGGTCATATAGGTACCTTGTCTGGCACCGGCCATGGCCCAGTATCCATATTCCACGTCTGCGCCTATGTTGTGCCAGATGGTGAGATGGTCTAGGTTGCGTTGATGCACACGATCCTTGAATTCTGCTAGTGTGGGTTTGGCTCCACGATTCAGGCACATCTTTACACCCTCACGGAATCCTGCACGCCAGGCATGAAATGCTGATCCATTGGGATAGGTTGTTGAGTAGCAGTCATGCATGGCCCAGTATAGCGGATCAAAACAAAACTCCACTTGTGTTTCTGTGCGCCCATCTGTGGCTTCGTGTGTGCGCATGCGGTTCACAAAAGTTTTTGTCCAGGAACTTAATCCACCATTGCCGTACATGAGTCCGTTGACAGCGTTTCTTGCTCTCCAACGAAACACAGCAGATTCATAGTCCTTTGTGGGGAATTCCAGGGTTTGATTGAAGAACTTGGCATCTGGAATGTTGTCTCCGTCGATCAGGATAAAACGCTCAGTGGTACTGGCTGCTGCTGCGGCCTTGTGTGCTGCGTCAGATCCGCGAACACCGTCCACACGACGAGCCCAGGGAATCATGTTTTTGATCTTGACCCAGTTTTCTTCTTTCTTGGGTTCATCATAGGTCAAGTACACACAGTCAAGATCTGCAATGTCAATTTGGTTCATAAGTTTTCTTGGTCCATTTTTGATGGGGTTCATGCTCACTGACAATTACAGCGACATTGTCAGGATGACAAGGGGATCCAGAGTCAGCGGGCACAAGTTTAGTTATTCTATTAAACTGTTGAGATACAATCTTTCCGTCAACCACTCTGATATGTTTGTTTTTTGCATTAAAAGCGGCCTGGTCTATCTCAACATATGGTCCGGGCATGTGTTCCATTGAGTATGCAACAGGATAGCCATCTGAGTCATGGTACAGCCTATAGAATACCGGCTTGGGTTCAGGCATGGCGCCCAGTGCTGCCCAGAAATCATCTAAGCTCAGTGGCTGCATGTTTGACATGATAATGAAAAGCTCCCCATTGTGCGTGTGTTTGTATACGCAGTTGATTGTTGCGGTATTCCCATACCAACTCCTGTGTCCAGTCCGGTGTTCGTGTTCCAGCATGATGCTGTTTCATATGCACTATTTTGGGATAGGTTGCAAATGGCAAAGTAACTGTTTCGGGTCCCATGATTTGTGCTGCCATGGCATACACCACATCAGTGGATGGCTGCTCTTCAGGAAACTTCAAGAGCCTGCGATATTCTGACCAGTAAGCAAATATGTCACGCACCAGCGCAAAAAACTCCTGTGCGATTGGACTAAGACGCCAGTAGGTGATGGCATTGTACACATCGGGCAAGTTGTTGTCATCAAATATTTTTCGATAACGTCTGTTGTGACTGACTTCATCCTTCCAGGTTCTGCAGCCGGTTGATATCACAAGATCTCTGTGTCTAAACATATCCCACCAATGGTCTATGTTGCTGACAATCCACATGTCTGCTTCCAGCTTGATGGTTTCACGAAACGGAGTTTGATAGAACACCTGCCAGTCATTTTCGTATGGGTTGCTCGGATTTGCATTGGCAATGCGGCGCACATGATCAAACACAGGATCTGCGCATTCAGAATCTGTGACCAGACAAACTTCGGCTGCAGGATTATGCGTTTTTAGCGTCTGTGCCAGAGACTTGGCACAGCCAACATAATCAACAGTGCTGCTATTGCAGGCCACAATCAAGTAGCCTTGTTCAGAGATCGGCTTCAATGATGTCTCCAAGATGTTTTTTGCCCATGGCATGAAAGTCTAAACCATTCACGCCCAGGTACAGATTTGCTCCGTTGGCTGCACGATGTGTGATTTTGAATGTTTCGTCGGCACTGGAGATTTGTTCTAGCTGATAGTCGGGCAAGATACTGGCCAGGCTCCAGGGAATACTGTCAATTCTCCAGGTGCCGCCGTTGACAATCGCCAGAGCTATACTGAGCGCAAAGTCATTGCGATAGGTACTTTTTTGAATCTTGTACAAGGCTCTGTAGTGTTCCCAGTTGGCTCGTATCATCTGCATACAGTCAAATATGTAGGCTGCTGTGTTGCTTTTGCGAAACATCATCACGGTGGCCCAGCTCATGGGCAGGCGATGTTCACCAAATGTGTTTAGTTCATCTAGATATCGAGACTTTGCAATATCATAGGCACGATCGTGGCACATGAAATCACAATTGCTGTCCAGCACTAACCCCAGTTGTGAACTGGCCACCACATAGTCTGCATCCAGCACTAGGGTCTGCTCCCAGGGAGTGAGAGCATATGCATCAACCCTGCCGGCATTGTGCCAGGTCACAGTTGAGTGATAGTCTTCAAAAAATCTTGTGCCGCCTGAATCAGGCTCTGCTCGAATCACTTGATCAAACTGCTTGCCGAGTGTGGAATCCTGGCTGTTGGTTACCACAGCCACAGGTATGCCAAGATGATGGCGAATGCGTTTGGCGCTCCAGGCAGCCATGCTCACATAATCAGTGGCTTCGTTGTTGAAGGCAAATATCAGTGCGCCTGTGGTCATCGTCGTTGACTGTTGATTTCGTGTTCTACCAGCCAGGCATTCATTTGTTCTTGCCAACGTTGTTGTGCTGCCAATTCGAGTTCTCTAACATCGATCTTGACTGGGGTGTCATACAAATCCAGCAACACTGCTGACTCGTTGGGACATGCTGCCAACACAGTCAACAGTTCTGGACCAGCACGCCACATGCCGCCACAGTAGGCAAACAACATACGTGCTTCGTATTTTTCTCTTAGTGTGCGGCGAGCAGCAGCATGATCAAATCTTGCTCGTGCATGTGATATTAATTTTTCAGTATCCATGTGACTATTATACACAATTTACGGCCAAAAGTAAAGGGCCCTGGGCCCTTTACTGCTGGAATATTGCCGATTAGGCAACAGTGGCAGCAACAGTGGGTGTTCCCCAGCTGGCGCTCAAATAGGTTGTGCTCGGTGGAAAATATGTTACCACTGTGGCAGGTGCTGTGCCAAACGTGATACCTGTGGTCGCTGTACCACCTGAAATATCATCACTTGAGCCTGCGGTTGATCCGCCTGGGTCAGTCCAGGTTGTGGTCAGTATCAATTGTGTTCCGCTGCCGGCTGTTCTGGCATTGATTGCTATGGACTGTCCGGTGTACGGACTAGTATCTGCAAACTGTTGGTAGATAAGAGTATTTGAAGTGGTCAACCCAAACCAGCCAGTTGTGGTCAACAGTGTGCCTGGAGTTCCTGTGCCGCCAATCTTGGTTGTTCCTGTGTAGGCTGTTGCTGCAATGGTTTGAGTACCGTTGCCTTTGGTAATGTAGATGTCGCCAACCAAGGTGTTGGCCAGGTCATTCCACTCTGTGTCAGCTGCGGTTGAGTCAGCTGTTTTAGATGTTTCCCATTTGATACGGCCGCCTGCATTGAAGAAGTAGCGTGCAGCATCAGCACTGGCCCAGGTAACAGTATGTGTAAACGTAATTGTCCATGCAGTAGAACCAGATCCAGTTGCGCTGGTTTTGCTGGAAGTGCCTGTCCAGCCTGTGAATTGTGTGCCTGAGGCTGCTGCATTACCGCTGCTGGCAGTTAGGTTTGTGATGTCTGTGGACACGTTGGACAAAATAGCAACCACATTGCCTGTCACCGGAGCTGTTCTAGCTGTGATGGCTCGTCCGGTCTGATTGCCGGCCGCGGCCAGGTTGTTGACCAGAGTGGCCCAGTTTGTGGCTGTTACCACACCAGATGTACTCACGCTGGCAACACTGGTCTGTCCCCAACCACTGTTGCCAGTGCCGGTGCTCCAAAAGGCGTTGGTGTTGGTGGCAAATGTGTTGTAGTCTGTTGCTTGAATCAAGCCGCCTGATGAATATGTCATGATCTTTTCCTGTTAATTTATTGTTACAATAGCTTCCACTGTGCCCAGTTCAGCTGTTGTTTTTCCAACTAGGGCGCGACCAATAACATTGAATGCTGTGGCTTCGCCTGGAGCAGCAGCGCGAGCAATGCCGTTTCCTGCAGAAATCAGTCTATCTCCCTTGGCCACAACACCTGATACCAACACAGGCACACGACCTGTCATGGCAACCGGAGGGTGAGTCTCATTGTCGCCGGCGCCGCCGTTCATGGTAAATGCTGGTCTAGTAGAAATCACGCCAAACACTCGATCACTGGCATCATCCTTGACACGAGTAATTTCGTTTGCACCGCCAAGTTCAACCACTGTGCCCGGCAGGTATATTTCATCAGCTGCAAAACGTTCTGCAACGTCAGCATACAATGCTGTGGTTGCCTGAGCAAATATAGTGTTGAAATAGCTTGAGCTTGAGCCAATGTTGCCCACTGCATTGCCTGCACCGTTCACAATGGCAGTGGCCAGGCCAGCAGTGTTCACTGTGGTAGCGCCACGAATTGCAGTCATGTTGTTGGCACCAAACAAGGTGACCATGGTGGTTGTTACACCGCCATCGTTGATTTGCAAGTACACATTGCCATCGCTGGTCTGGTTGCGCAGATATACATCTGAACCAGTGACCGACGCACGGAAATCAGAGTTGGTTCCTACCGACAGTCCAGAATTATTAAGAATGCCCAGGGTACCCGATGTGGTGTCGTTGCTGGTAGAACTCAGGAAATCTGTTGAATCCAGCCCATCCAGCAACTGTGCATTGGTTGCTGTGCCTTGAAACAATTGTGGTACACCTGAGATTGCACTGGCCATTGTGATACCAGGATTGACTGTGGTGAATCCTGGAATTGCCACCTGAGGAGTAAATGCTAGATCTTTGCTGAAGATACTCACAATGCTGTCTTCCACATACATTTGAACCACAACATGGCTCACAGCATTGCTGTCCGTGATTGTGTTTACAATAGCACCTGTGGTTCCTGTGCCTGCTGTGAATGCAGGACCCACCAACAAAAACGCAGAACCAGTGTAAACTTTAAGCTGAGCATTGACTGAATCATACCACAGGTCACCGGCCACATTTGATGTGGGAGCCGATGCGCTGGCAGTGGCACCAGAAATGACTTTGAATGTGGTTCCATTGTAAACTTTCATGGTATCAGTGGACTGATCCCACCACAATTGCCCGGTCAGAGGCGCACCAGGCGCAGTGGTGTTGGACGCATTTTCCAACAGGTGGATAAAGTTCTCGTCCAGAAATTCACCGTAGCCGGCGTAGTTTTTACCCACCAGAACCATGTTTGAACTGGTATTAATAGTACCATCTGCTATTACTGCAAAAATTGTACCATCGGTAAGGTTGATTGTATATGACATATTGCTTGCTCCGAATCTTGTAGGTATTTATTACCTGTTAATCTACTAATATTTATGCTGCGCTCAGATTAGTTAAGGTCTGTATACGCACAGTATAATCGATCTGAATCTGACGATTCAGACTCTTCTGCACCGGGTGAAAAATCACATGAGTCAACAAACGCAATGCATTGCCTTCTCCGGTCCAGGCCTTGAGTCCCAGTTCATCAAATACATATTCTCCGTTGTAATTGGTCGAATTATCAAACGCCTGCTGCCCCGGTGGTTCGCCGTAGTCCAACAGGCAACTGACCAAGATATCTGTATACACTTGGCCTGAAGTGTGTAACACTGTCATGTTGTTGTTGGTTGGATCAGTGTCTGCTGCTGATTCATCATCAACGACTTTGGAATAGGTTTGATTGTAGAGATCAGCGTTTTGGCCAGTGGTATTGGGAGGCAAATAGGTGATTACTCCAGTAGGATCTACTGAGCTTCCCCCGTTGCCAAATGCCATTTCGTAAATCCAGCCCTGATTTCTATGAGCCAATGTTTCGGCCAAACTGATACTCATGTTTTCATAGTGAATGGCATTGTCTTTATCAACCAATACTTCCCCGGTGACCGGATCGGTAATTTTAATATGTCCCTTGATGATAGGACCGTAGGTGTTAATAAGCATTTTGTTGTTTTCCGCGTTTTCTTTGCCCATAATCAATCACGCTCGTGTCTCCACAAATACTTGTTTGGTGTTGGGATCTGAAATCTTCACAAACCCTGACACTGCAATTGACCCTTTTTCATCTGGGTGAGCAACAGGCTGCGGCTGTGAGGGAGTTTGTTGATTTTGTTGCATGATTTATTTACCTTAGTTTTGTCCTCGGAAAAACCTTGCTGCATTTGTGTTGGTCACTTGCAGTGCTTGCCCGTCTGACGGGTTGCCGTTGGCCGGTTGATACCATCCAAATCCCTGACGCACCAGGATAGAAACTTCATATCCGTCATTGGGTGCTGTGTCAAATGTTATCGTGGCCGGAGCCACAGAATCCACGGTGTATCCAGTTGCGACACGAATGCCACCCACAAACACCAGGATTGCTTGTTCAGCAAATGACAGAATCAGTTGACTCAAATCAATGTTTGGTGCTGAGAATGTGGTTGTTGTACCATTGGCCAGAGTGTTGGTATACACCACGCGATCTTGATATTCTGCCGGAGCCAAATTGCCGCGACCCAGGTTATACACTGTTGCGCCTGTGGCATGCACATCAGCTGCTGTTCCTGCGGTGCCTCTTCGTAGCCCGCTTACTCGGTTGTTGTCAATGTCAAGATCACGATACATGATTCGTTCACCGTTGATTGTCAGCACACCCCAGACATTGATTGCTAGATTGGGCTGTGTCAATGCTGCTGCATTGTTCACATAAATCACGTCTTGGTCCAACAACAAATCCTGTGCAAGTGTGGTTGTGGTTGATGGTGTCATTCTATAGGTGGCTTGCGCACCGCGCATGTCCTGGAAAATACGGAATTCCATTTGTTCCGGAACAATGCTGTTGGTAAACAACTGGGCAACAACAACATCTGTAACACCAATCACTGGGCCGTGCAGAATCAGTTGTTCGCCATCTATCAAATAATCATCTCCGTAGAATACACGATTGCCATTCTTGGTCACTACCATTCTGGTTGGATCGGTCACAACTCTGTTCAGCTGGAAGTCATTTACGGACACTGATTGTCCTGCTGAATAATCGTAGCTGCCTGGTGCTCCGGTCACTAGACCCACATCAAAGTCAGTTGAATCGTAGGGTTCATCATCTATCACACCTGTGGTGACTGGCCCTTGCCATAACAACGTTACTATTTCTTGTTGGCTTGTGTCATTCCAGGATGTTACAGAAATTATATCTCCTGCAATGGGATAAAATCCATTGGTAGTACGCCAGGCCAACACAGTGCTATACAAGCTGCTGCCATCACTTTGCAAAACATAATCGGCCTTGGTGCTCACACTGATCAGCACTTGGGACCCCGATGATGGTGGCACTGCAAATTCTACGTCTCGTGTGTCGTCACCGGGCACATAGGGTTCTATGGTAAATTCGCTGTACAAATTGAGTTCTTGATTGTTGACCCACACACGAACATCGTTGTCTGCTACCAGCGCCAGGCTGTAGCCGCCTCGATTAGGAAGTGGGTACGCTGAACTGCCGTCAGCAATGTAGTATGCACCTTCGGGCGGTCTTGCTCGTATGCCATTTCGTTCAACAATCAAGTTGGCAGGATTGGTTCCTTGCAAGGAGTTGGTCAAATTGTAATCCAGTTGCCCAGCACTCACAAAGTATTGAGTTTGTGGAGTTGACCAACTGTTGGGCAACGAGCCGTCTGTGCCTCCAATGGCCGTGATGTTTAGTTCGTCTGCAATGCCATAGGAATTTGCAAACAAGATGTCTGTGGTATTGTTTGTGCCTGCGCTATAGGTGTAATTGGTTATCAGCCCGCCGTTGACAAAAATTACCATATCCTCAATTTCATTGACCGCCACAGGAATGTTAAAGGCATTCCCTACGTCAGCACCATTGACACTGTTTTTGTACAGCTGATTGCCTCCACCTATGCCATACACACTAACAACCAATACATCACCATTGTCTGCTGGTGGAGCACTGACATTGGTCAAAATAGTCACAGTGTTGGCAACCCAATTTACTATGTAATCTGTTCCAAGATTCAATTCGCGTCGTTGTGTTTGATTTGTCACTCGCACCTGTACAGGATTTGGTATAATTCCCTCAAAGCTCTGACTGACTGCGCTAGCAGAATTATAGGACCACTTGACAATTTCCCATGCAAATCCATGGCCATTTAGTTCCCAGTCAGATCCAGGACGAGTGTACACACGGAAATCCAATGTATCATACTCTGAGCCAGGTACAAGTTCTTCAGGAGCATGACTTTCGTAAGGGCCAACAAATTCGCCGCCCACTACATTTACATCATAGGGTCTTGTTCCAAGATAGATGTCAACAAAACGGCTTTCGTAGATGGCATCTAGAATTGCAGGATCATAGGTAGGAAGACCTTCGGGGCCATATGCAATATTATCAAACGGGTTGATGTCAAAATTACCAACATCGAATCCTGAGTTTTGGTCAAAAGTGGGTGCAGTAACTTGCACACCCGGATAATCAACACCGTCAATCAACAACGGTAAGTCTAGTCCTGGTTCGTTGGGTCCAGGTAGATAGAATCCCATGGTTCTATCCACGCCGGACAAGGTGGCTGCGCTGACCACAGTCCATTGTTCAGGATCAAACGTCACTGATTGTACTGTGCTGTTGGCTTCCCATACTCGATCATCGTAGCGAACCTGTGTTCCTGCTGGATAGCTAACCGTTGATTCCCACTCCAGAATGGTAGACACATACTGATATCTGTCATATTTGATAGTGGTGTTTATACTACGTACCAGACCGTTGCCCATTACTGCAACAATTCTGCCACCAACTCCATTACCGCCTGACAACTCTATCAGTGCTGTGGTCAGGTAACCTGCTCCTGGGTTGGTTATGATTACTCCAGAAATTTTGCCTGCACTATTGACATCCACAGTCATGGTGGCCTGTACCAGGCAATCTCCGGTGACTGTGGCAATAGGAGGCTCGGTATATCCGGCGCCGCCGTCTACAACCACAATGTCTTGAATGCTCAGGGTGTAGTTGTTGTACCAGAATTTCCAAGGCTCTGTCTGCCACACCGGACTGTCAGGTGGCGTATCACTATAGGTATTTGATGTTCCAGTACCTACCGCAGTACTATAAGTGTATGGTGTCAACACCGGGCTCATGAACTGATTTGGAATTTGTGCAAAATTATAGAAACTTGGAACATCAAAGTCAGTCATGGTGCCTTGATACACATCCTGGCCATCATATATTAGGTTTGTCTCTCGAATCTGCACATGATATGGTTTGACTTCTTGGATATAGTCAACTACAAAATCTTGATTATCTCGCTGGTAAGTCTGATACGGCAGCAGTTGACGGATTTTGTGGTCAACATCAATCAGGCTGGTTTTGCTCAACCAATCAGGTGCTTCAAATTCGCTAAGAACAAAGTTAAACATCAGTATTAGAGCTTTGTTCCGTTCAATCAACAATTCACCAATCAGCAGTTCTTGATTGATTGCCTGGATAATTTTGCGAGTCTCTATCACTGGTTCTTGATCAAAATATTGAGCATCAAACACTTCAACATCAAATCCAAATCGTCCAAGTTGATAATCCCATAGCTCGGCAGAAATAGCAATGGTGCCATCTTGCAGGCCTACTCGGTCCCATCCAGTATTTGTACGAAGATAAATCTCCCATTTACCTTGTGCGTTGGCTGTGACTGTTACGCTGGAACCAACAGGAACTGTGTACACACTAAGTGTCTCAAGGCTACTGTATGTGGATACTTCATACACTATCTGTGTACTTTGATTGTAACCAACTAGGTACCAGTCAATATAACTCCAGTATTTGCGGGTGTCGTAATTTTGTACCCGCACCAGCATCAACGAGTCAAACGTTTTTGCTGCGGCAACGCTGTAAATGGTCCATAGACCGTTTTGCGCACTGTCAGACACAACCAGATACTTGTAACCCACAGGTACTATAGCAAAATCTTGATAACTGAGTTCTTCAAGGTTGGCCACACGCTTGTCCCATGCTCCTGTGCCTGCAGTTGGCTCAGGTTCGCTGGAATTCAACAAGGTAAAACTGCGAGTTTCTGAAATAGGGAATTGTGCAAGTACAGTGTTGACTCTTTCAAAATAATTTTTCAGAGCCAGGAATCTGTCAGCAAACATTGATTGACGTGGTCTAAACTGTACCCCGTAGCTGTTGGCAGGACTTAGATTTGGGTCTGGCACTTTGGCACCAACAGTGTTAACTCCGCACAAAGAATCCTGGAACTTGAGATACAAATTGTCTGGCAAGAATCCGTCGGCGCGGTTTTCTGGAATCAAACTGTATTCCACATGAACATTATCGTCGGTGTATTCTCTATCAAACTCAATACTTAAAATAGTATCCTGTGCAGAAATATCGTTGACTGCATTATAGATTGCAGTGGCACTGGGGCTGACAAACGCTACATACGGAATACCTGAACTACGCGGTTCTTCAATGTATCTAGCAACACCAGTGATACTGAGAGTTTTTCCTGCATTGGTATCAATTGATGTAATACCGCGGACCCAGAAATAATATGTTGTGGTAAAGATTCCGTCACGGTTAAGTCCGGTTGACAAATCGTAACTGATTAAATTTCGAGGAGTACCTTCGCCGGCATAGGTTGCAGGTGGTTGGCTGCTGGCCACCCATTGATACACATCCACGGTTGAGCCCGGAAACACCTGGCCCCAACGGCGTGCTGCATAGACAATACTGTCTTGGTTTGGATCAATGAATCGAACACTGTTGGTGTCCCACCAAATTTCGCCCACATGCACTTGTCCCCAGATCTTGCCATAGTTGTTGACTGGTCCCACATTGTAGGCAGCAGGATCTACTGCACCAATATAGTTGATATTTTCTCGTGCAGCGCCAAGAATTTTACCTTGCAAGGGATCAAAGAAATCAAAGAAGTTGGTTTTTGCACCAGTCACACGATCATATGTGAATACTGAATTGATCAACTTGACATCAACCACAGGCAACTGTTGATGTATTGTTGCCCAGGCTGGAGTTAGTGTGGGATTTCTAAACACAGCCACACGGCCATAATCCAATTCACTCTGAGTGCTGTCGTCGATGTCACTGCCTGGACTACCTATCAACAGTACACCGTTGGTATAATCAATAGATGTTCCAAATAGATCTAGTTCCTGTACTCGTTGATCGTATATCTGTTGACCAAATGCAAATTTGCCTGGATTGCCTACTGAATCACTTGAACTAGGCAAATAATCATAAGTGTATGCCACGCCACTTTGTGTCAATGGACCACTTATTGTTGTGGTTCGACTGTCAAAATATGTTGTCCCGGCATCAAACGTATTTGGACGATACAGATTACCTCGAGGAGCACCAACTGTGAGAGTGGTGGCAAACGTGTCAATGTTTACTGCTGATCCAAATCCAGCGTATGCTGCTGGTGCTGGACTTTCAATTGTCTGAGTATATGCAAATGTTTCAAACACCAGGCTCTGGAACATGGTTCCTATCAGACCAGGCAATACTGTGAGTCGGTTGCCAGCATCAGCGGCCAACACATTTTTGACACCAATTGTTATCAAACCGTAGTTGGCTGTACCTGCTGCGCCAGCAGCGGCCACCACATTGTCTATTCCTGAGTTGTTGATGTCTTGTGCCAGCACTGCTGTCCAGCTGCTGGGTTGCCAGTATGTGGTATTGTCTAGTGCTGTTCCTGTTGGTACAGATCTGATTGAGATATAGAGACTCAGTCCATAATCCACAATGGTATCCACTGTGTAGGTCGATGCACTGTTCCAACCCTGTGGCTGAGACAATGCAACCTCTTGGTTGTTGATTCTGATTGTTTCTCCAGGCAGCAACCGAGGTCCAGGATTGGTACTGGTTGTTATACCGTAAACTCGACTTTGATTTACGTTGCGTTGTACTAGGCCTGCTGCAGGCAGCACTGATCCGTCTTGCGGCGCACCCACATACAAGCTGCAATTGTTTTTGCATAGGTCAATGGCACCGCCAAAATTGGCACTTTGAAACGGAGCATTGGCTCCAACAATCTGCAGCAGATTAAATTTGTTGACTTCAATTTCTATCACATCGCCCACCGCCAGTGGTGTGCTGATCATGACTTCTGTTGAACTTGTCTTGGTAAAGGTTCCTGTGACATTTCCTTCAGTATTGGTCAAGAATTGATTGTTTAGGATCACAGATGTTGGCTCAATCAATATTGCATCAACTGTGTAGGTTGTTTGTGCAGCATCAGTCACAACAAAATTCTGTACGGCACGGTCAAATACATACACCGCACCGGCATCAGTTGTTGCATTGTAGTAGTCATTTGGGGTGCCAATCATGACCTGACGACCGTCAGTGGTACAACTCAAACTTTCACCAAATCTAGCAGAGTCACTTAACCTGGCAGTTATGGTAGTAGAAGCCACACTTTGAGTTATGTTTACCAGGTATGTTCCTGTTGTGCCTGTGCCTGTCAACAACGCTGTGATTTTTGTTCCAGGTAGTACTCCGGTGCCACTTAGATTCATGCCCACTGTCAGCGGCCATGCTCCAGGCGGTGTATAAGATACTGTTAGTGTGGTTCCTGATATTGATGCTGTTGCTTGTTGTGTAAATTCAATGGTGTCAACAAATTCAAAATAGCTCTGTGTTGAAACATTGATTGCTGCACCATTGCTGGGTGCAACAAAGAATATTATGTCTCTGCCAGCAGCACTGTCATTGTAATCAAAATCATAATCAATGTTTGGTCTCTGCAAAACTCCGTTGACAACAACTTTGAAACTGTAGATACTAGTAGCAGAATAAAGATATTCGTTCAATGAAAACAGTCTAGTCGATCCGTCACCAGTATAGGAATATTGAGTTCTGCGAACAATCCTCAAGATCAGATCTTTTGCAGGTGCAGCACCAAACACAATGTTTGTTGCTGTTTGAGAATAGTCTACTCCATATGTCAACAGTTGGTTGTTCAACACCACAATAAGTTGTTGATCATAGCCTGAGTCGATTACTATGTGATCACCAAAGTTGAATGTAAATTGTTCCCCATCGGCCACATACGTAACTGATTGATTTTCAACTTCAACCAAACCGTATGCAAACACCTTGTTAATGCCTGGCGCACCAATATACATCCAGTGTTCGTCGGAGCTGACTGCAACACTGTATCCAAATTCTGCTGGATATGCTAGATCTCTAGAATCTGGCACTGTCAGCAGGTTAGCATTGATAAAACTTGCTGAATCTGGTTGACGATATACTGCTGATACATACCCTCTGTTGTTGTAACTTGCAGGTGCGCCCACTGCCTGCCAGGTCTGATTTCCAACACTGACACTGGATCCAAAGCCCACAGTGTCTGTTGCGCCATCCAGTTCCAGCAATGAATTTTCAGTAAACGGACTAGATGCTGTACGCACATAGGTATACAATGCGCCGTTGCCATAGCCTTGGCTATATGCTGGACTACCAACAATGGCATACAGATTGTTCTCGGCCTGTGCCACACTCTGTCCAAACTTGCTGTTGGTCACAGGATTTGTTGCTGTTATTTCTGCAGCAGAAGAAAATACTGTTTGTTTTTCTAGCACTTCCCATAGCCCTGCACCGTTGTTGTCTACCCATACCTTGTTTCCTGGCAGTAGATCATTGGCGTACGGCAATGTTATTATGTCGCTGGCCTGAGCCACTCGCTGAGTTTGCAGTACAAATCCAACACCAGTTCCTGTTGCCACCAGCTGGCCACCATTGGCAAAAGAAAATTCAACAACAATTTGAGTAATGCTGGGCACACTGATTACTCTATACACTCCATCAACTTCTATAGAGAAAAATCTCACCACAACCTGACGGCCAACTGTGATGCCGTGCGGGGCGGTAAATGTCAGTACCGAGGTTCCGTCAAGATTGCTATTCACCGAAGAAACATAACCTGGAATCTGGCTTGTTCGATAAATTGCCCAGTCGTAGTTGTTGATCTTGGCCACCCAGATAACTGTTCCTACACCAATCTGATCAAGATTTGCATTCAGGCTTGCAGGGTTGGTAATATCAAATATTGTGATATCAACGTCATTGATATTGACATAGCCCGCACCCGGCAGTGCCACATCGGTTGGAGTAACTGTTGTGGTTGTGAGAATATCAGTGCTGGGTATCTTGTAGCTCTGTTTCCACAAGTTGCTCAACAACACTGTTTGATCAGCTTCGCTGGTCTCTCCAGGCTCAACAACTTGTATCAAGCTGGGATTCGCTCCAAGCAAGGCTTCATTCAATTGCAATTCGTAAAAACTACGATTGGCGTTGGCACCATATGTTGCTCTTAGCACTGCCCAGTTTTCATAGATATCATACTGCGCAGGGCCACGACCCAGATCAGCAAACGAAAATAGTTCAGCGGCTCTGACCGTGCCCTTGGTCCCCAAAAACTGTTGATAAAGATTGATCTGACTGGTACTGTCAAGATTCAACGAAACCATGTATTGCCTAGGTTTGAATCCAATCAGTCCATAAGAAAACAGGTCTTGATTCTGTTCAAGATTAGCAACGTATGTGTTGTAGGTGTTGGCCAGTTGGTTGCTCTTGTTGGCCAAGTTGGGCAGTAGACCTTGTTGTATTTTGGTATAGTCTGAGATGGACCATTCGTTGAAATCAAACTTGACACTGGGTTGAACAATGTCATTTGCACTGTAATAAAAGTTTTTGTACTCTACAATTTCACCGCGAGCATACTTGACGTTCTGACTCCAGGGCTTGATGTTGTCTTGGTTTAGCACAAATCCTTGTGCGTTTAGTTGACCGTTCCACTCAGTTGTGGTTGTTCCAACCAATTTTACACGGCTTTGTCTTGCACCAGTCACTGGCTGATAAATCAAGTCTGCAAAAATACTCACGTTGTCCAGCACAACCATATTTTCGTAACTGGTAAACTTGATGTTCAAGAAGTTGATGGTTTCGTTGGTTATACTGCGTACAGAAAAACGGTTGTCGCTGCGTTCAATCACAAGATCTCTAGCATTGAATGGTGCTCGGTCTGCATTGAGTATCATGTTTTCAGCGGTTTGCACTGCAATGCTGTCAACCACTGCACCCGCACGTTCTACAACCAGTTGTGATGCGCCAGGGTTGAGATTGATAATTGCACCGTTGGTCCAGCCCTGATTGCTCCAGTACAAGAACTCACTGGCCATCTGATTCCAGTCTAGTACATATCCGTTTTCCAATATGTCAAATGACAGGCCCTGTCTCTGCAACAGTGCGCCATAGCTCAACAAAAAGTCAGCCACAAGAGTTCTGTTGGTAAACACATAGCCATAGGGTATTTGAACCACATTGTTGCTGTATTCCACAGGAACACGCACAGTACTGCCGCCAGCTGATATGGTTGCCAAATTGCCATTGATCAGACTTTGCAATATGCTAAAATATGGCTGAGTCATGTTGTAGCCATACACCGCCCAGCCTGTGGTGGTACTTTGAACAATCACACTTGAATATGTGAGCTGAGCAAATGGCACATTCTTGTAGAACAAGAGATTGTAGCTTTCGTCAGGCAGCAACAGAGTTGAGTTCAGACTGTTGGGACTGGATTTTTCAGTGTAAATTTCCAATAAATTTTTGCCAGTAAACGATGCCATTCTATAGCACAGTCTTACATCTAGATTCTTGAGATCAGCAGTAAGGGCTGTGGTGGAATTGATACCACTCACACGATTAAAATCCACAATCCAATCAATATAACTGGCCTTGCTGACGCCGTTGCCGTACACTTCAACGCCATTGGCATCTAGTCTATAACGGCCGTTGTAGAGATACTGGTCAATAGACGTGTCAAATCGATAAAGATCCCTGTCAGCAAACAACGAGAAAAATTCTGCTGGGCGAGTCAATGCCAACAGCCGCATGGCCGCAAATGGATATGCACTGGATGTGCGCCAGGCGTTTTCAACCGGGCCATCATCACCTACCACCCAACTCTTGCGAAAATCATTGCTGTTGAAGTTGCCTACCATTACTTCCATGGGACTTAGCAAGGCCCCTTCGCTGCCAGACGGAATCACGTCTGTCAACCCAGGACGGACATATTCCGGCAACACATAAGGAGCCACAGGATCTCTGACCAGGCCGGCTGCTAGATCTTCCCAGAGCACCAGGTTGCCCGAAGTGTAGGGCGCTGGACCGTATTCGTCTTCCCACCACATGGGCATGACGCTGAATCCCAACATCTCCCAGGGTCTGGTATTGGGATAAATTGTATCGTAGAAATAATTGTAAAGTCCGCGCCAGGCACCTACCATCAGTGGCTGATTGTTGGTCAACTTGTTTGATGCTGTGGAATAATTCCAGGTGAATTGATTGGCCTGTTGGTAATCCTGTGTCTTGTAGTCTAGTTTGTTCCAGCCTACCCAGGTTAGAAAATCTTGGCTGAGAATATCTGTTATTTCACCAAGTGTATAATCGGTGGTACGGAATTCTCCAGGAACAACTTCGGCTGTGGTCAATGGCACAGGATTGCCGTCGAGTTTGAGGTTGTTGTAGATTCTGGTCTCAAACTCCAGCAGCAATGTATCTCGGAAATCTCCAAATGCTCTGGTAATAGATCCGTCGTGGCCGCGAATAACAAAAACTGGATCTAGGTAGGTTTCGTCAAGAAAAATTTCTGGAACATATGCCGGATACAGTCCCAATTTGGTAGGAGTATTCGGCACATAACTGCCGTAGGTTGCAGGATATTCTTGTATGGTAACTACGTCTCCCACCGACAGTGGTACTGTGATAGTGATTCTGGGTCCATCTGTTGCAACCACATAATCAAGAGTACGAGTCAATAAAACGTCATTTACATAGACCAGCAGTCCAAGATAGTTGGCCGAAGTGTAATTGTACACCTGTGAGGTGTCAAAAACCGCAGTAGAAATTGGAGTCACTGTGGTTGTTAGTTGTGTGTACACACTGCCGGCGGGCAACATGTCACTCCAGTAAAACGGATTGCTGCTGGTACGACCTAGTGTTATGTCAGAGATCACTGCTGTGAGTATTTCTGGCACTGTCATATTGACATAGTCATTGGCCACTGCTGTGTTCAACAATTGCGCTTTGAATTTTTCGTATTCTCTTGAGTTGTAGGAAAGAGCAGCAAAAATTTCATATTCAGGTTTACGCAAGAAATAGCCAGCCAGTGTCATTGGCGAACTTTGTTGCAGAATATTTAGACCGTAAGGAATGACATTGCCAAGATCTCTAATGTTGTTGGCACCGTTGACCTTGCCAGTCAATGCCACTAGATTCTGTGCAATGCTTTCATAATGAGTTCTCACCGTGCCCAATGTAAAGTTTGGCGAGTTTTCATTCAGTGGATTGTTTTCAAGATTTACAGGAACCTGATAAAAGCCCACAGCACTGACTTGATCACTCAGAGCCAAAACTTCAATCACATCCCCGGGTGCTATAACTGTGTTGCTGTCAAACGTGATTGTGGTGGTATTGGCAGTTGTGGTAAAGGTATATGTGGTAGGATCCTGGAAAGCACTACCTACATAAATTTTGATACTGGGTACTGTGCCAGTTGGAACCACTGCCACATCAAGCACCAGCGGTGTGTCAACAACATATGTAAAACTAAATTGTTGATAAATTAAACTCTTGGTTGCTGCACGTTGCCAACCAATTTCTTTTTCATACACTGTTCTGTCAGCATATTGGCGAACAAATCCAATACTCACAGGATTTTCGGTGCTGACATTATTGTCCACGTGAATGAATGTGTCTGTGTAGAAGTTGTTGTCAAATACAATATCACCCACGTTGTTGATGCTGAGGTATCGTAGAGCAAATCCCAGCACAGTGTCTTCAACACCTGATCCTACGGCATAACTGAATAATTTGCTGCCTACAAATGTTGAGCTAGGATAAACTGCACGATTACCAAGGCTAAATCCATCTTGATCATATATGTCAAATAAAGGTGCTTGATTGACTGATGTTTTTTCTTGTGCTGTGATCCATTGCACACCATCATAGAAGAAACTTATTCCTTGCAGGGTATTGCCGCTCAAACAAACAGTGCATTGATCAATCAAGACATCTGCGTCAGATGCAGGCACTAGATTGATAACTGGTTGCAGCGTCAGCGTGCTGCCGTCTGTGCTTGGCGTAATAAACTCTACCAGATAAATTTTATTACGGACCTGTGGATCATTGTCTGCTGCAAAGATCACTCGGCTTCCTGCGATAAACGAGTATCCGTCAACTGCGTATCCAATGGTGCCATTTATGTTTGACAAAGCATCGGTTGTTTGAAAATCTATAATATTGACCGGCGTCTTGGCCTGAGTTCCCATGCCAAACAATCTGGTGCCGCCGCGGAATTCCAAGATAGGCCGCTTGGCACGAAATGCATTGTCTATCAACGGAACTGTGTTGTTGTATTCTGCAGATGCTGTGATAACATCAATATGGAACCAACGATTGGATCTAGACCAGGCATTGCGGTCGGGACTGTCCAGTGCCATGGTAAGATAATCAGGTACCAAGGGTTGATTTAGGCTGGCATCAAAGTTGCCTATGTCAAAGGGCAGCGAATCAAACGGCACTGTGGCGCTCTTGGTGTAGGTCTCAGGGGTAACATAATCAACGACAGGCAACAGTTGTATGGCTGTACCTACCCCGGCTACATAATAGGTTTGATTCTGATAGCTGGCAGGAACAACACTGCCTCTAAAGATAATTTTGAGATTGTTGGTAAACACCACACCATTGGGTGCAACATAATTTTTCTTGCCCAGGATGTCGGTTGTGATATTCAATGTTTCAACCTGACTCTGATCAATCAATCGAATCTGGCCAAAAATTTCTGGGTTGGTACCATCCTGATACCACAACAGATCTTTGATTGCAGTGAGCAATGGTATCTTTTCAAAATAACCTTCTGCATCACGATACCACTGGGTTCCTGCCCATTGAGTTCCAAACATCACAGTGAATTTATTCAGCACAGGACATGGTGTTACTGATGACAATTGCAGGATGGCATTTCCATCATTGTCATATTGATATTGTATTGCCCAGACGCTGTATCTTGTGTTAACATCAAGGATTGGTGTGGTCTGATCGAATGTCTGTGTATCAAAACTACCTAGCAACCCATTGTTGGTTGGGGTCTGGGCCAGCGGGTCAAATTGACTAGTAATCAACCAGCCGCCGTCAGTGGGATCAGCAATTTGATTGGTAAACACCACAGTGCGACCGTCGAGATTTGTGATCCCATCAATGCCTGATGGGTACTGTGCCAAAAATTCTGACACATATATGTTGTTGATCTGATTGAATTTCAAATCAGTTATCAGGTCCACTTGTCCGGCGGTTGGCGTGGTTGGCACCAGTGTTAGATCATAATAGAATTGTTGAGCGTTCTTTAACGGAACATTAAAAGTTACTGTGCCAGCATCTTCGCCGTTGTTGACAACTCCAAGTACGTCTCTTGAACTGATATTGGGAGCATAGGGCAAGCGGCCGTTTACCCCAGGATCAGTCTGTATCCAAAATCCATTGGGAGCTTGATTTACAACAAAATCATAGTTGCCGCCGCGCACCAGAGTGATAATGGGATTCTCTCCAGCGATGCCAGAAAATTCATACACGTCTCTACCGCGGGTGACATCAAAACTATCTGTCAAAGGAATCACTGTGGCGCCAACGTCCACATCCAACGGCCCAGCTGGCAACCAATAGTACTGACTGTAGTTTGTGAATTTATCAAAATTAATAAACGGATCCCAGGTATAGTAGTCGCTGGTATACAATCTGTCTGAGTTGTTTATCTTGGCACCCTGACGAGCCAAGGCATCAGAGATACCAGGGTAGGTTATGGCATCTGCAATTTCTGTTGTGTCTGGTTTTAGACTGATTACGCCTGGTTCAAGCTGATAATTTGCTCGTGTGGCATTGGGCTCAACCACATAATAGTCGTTGGGGTTTACACCTGGACCAACTCTGCGACCAACAAACCCTTGTGTTTTTTTAAACTGTGGCTCTTGAATCAGCTGGTCCAGAGTGGCCGACAGAAACTGTTTGTTGGTGGCAGTTTGAAATATCGGTGGTAGAAAATCTACGGTTCTTGTTCTATCCATCAAATTACTCCACTGCCTGGTGCGGTTCTAAGGTTGGTTGACGTCAATGCTGTGATCACTTCTACTGAACTGACTCCGGCTGCATTGACAAAAATCTCATTGGGGGCTGACCGTATTTCATACAAGTCACCAAAACTCTTTAATGGATCTAGAGGTACCAGCACCACGGAACTCACAATGCCGCCCATGTTTCTGTGGATATAGGCTGCAAGTTCTGAGAAATAAAATGTATCCCCAAAGTCCCATATATCAATTGAAAAATAATCATTCAAGTTGGCAACCACTAGATTTTTAATTTCACTTTCGCTGGCAGTTGAATTGGCTGCACGAATCACTTTGATTGTGGCTCTGAGTTCTTGTGCTGCCTTGGCACCAAACAGTGGCTTGAAGGTGACCGAATTTACCACCACATTGTCCGAAATCATCTTGTAGTTGTTGAGATTTTGATAGGCTGTTGACAACTCATTGATTGTGGGCACACTGGGCTTGGGCACTGTGTCTGTGGTGTCCCTGATCCAGTTTTGATAAGCAGTATAGTAACTCTGTGTGACCACATACAGGTCAATGATGTTGGTGGTTCCTGGGTCAATCCGAGATGTCAACGGAGCATTGTGTCTGTACTGAAAATACAAACTTTGACGTCCAACTCTTGCAATCCAATCTGAGGATACATCTACTAGTGATCGCACCAGCGTTGTACTGATTGCCAATTCATAAAAAGCACCCACTTGACCGGCCAAGGGTCCAGTATAGATTTCTTGATCGTAGGCATAGAAAATCTGTCCTGCTACATATTCTCCTTTGACTGCTTCAATGTCATCCATGGTGGCATATTCACTGACCACTCGGCCCGGCTCAACCAGAATATAGCGTTGTAGATTGTCAAAGTCCACGGTCTTTTCAAAAAATACCAATTTTGAACTTGGAGCCACAGACGGTGCCACAATTTCATTAAAGAAATCTGGGTCATCTGCTACTCCATCACTGTCAACATCTTGATAGCTGACAACCACCTGATAGTCATCAACAAAGCCATCAGACTCAACAGGCTGGCCAATGATAGCGAGGCTGATGTCGGCCGGTAGCGGCTGATTGGAATCTGGCAGGCTATTGGTTCTCAGGACCTTGACAAAGTCACTGATTGTTGTGCCTGTGCGAGTGTCATAGATTCGTTGTGCTGACTCAAAGAAAAATCTTGTTTGTAACACTGATCCAAAGTTGTAGACCAGCGAGCGGCTGGTCACAGTGTAACTGAGTCCATCTGTCAGGCATTGGATGACCCAGCTGGCATCTTGTCCTGTGCCCGAGGTATCTTGTGCGTTGGCCAAACTAAAGTCAGCATTGACATCAAGATTGTTGGACGTGATTAGATACCAGGTCTGTGTGGTATTGTCGTATCCAAGCCCAAAGTTTCTAAACAACAGAATCTGATCAGCAATTGCTGATTCAAGACTGGCCGGAATATCTGTGACCAGTAGCGGAATTACCAGCACTGGTATTGCTCCTGTGGGCACAAAGTTGTTAAGTGTAACTGGTCCAGTGCCGTCGTCGAAGTTGCCTTGTCCCTGGTTGGTACCATTCAACACAATAACGCTTGGACTAGCCCAGATGGTCAACGTTTCATCTGCGCGAACAGGAGTTCCTAGTCGGAGTCTATTGTTGGCATCAAAGTAATAGCCAGCAGGTGCAGCAAACTTTACCAGGCTGCCCACTTGAATATATTTTGTGTTGTTGCTGGAAAAAGTACCAACTGGAACAGGGCCACCATTGCTGTTTACAAAATAGCCCGTGGTTTCATTGGCCATTGTGGTACTTTGATTCCAGGTAATGTTGAGCACCGACAGGTCAGGTCTTGGAAAATTTGCATAATAGAACTGTGTAAAATCGTTGGTGGTCAACAGCGGTTGTATCTGGTTGGTAATCACACTGGCAATGTCATTGCGACTCAACCACGAAAACACAAAAGTGGGCAGTTGATTTTCTTCCCACAAGGCACCGTCAGATCCAAAAATATTGGTTGAGCTGTATTTGCCTGTGTTGTCAACTAGATCAAGATATCGGCTGGTACCAATGCTGGCACGATTCAGAGCCTTGCTTTTGATAATTGAGTTGTACAAGGTAAACGGAAAGTTGTTGTAGTCTTCACCGTTGACCATGCGGTTTTGCGTGTAGTATCTGGCAGGAGCACGTTGTTTTATTTCGTCTAGGGTTTCCCTGGCCTGTGCGTTGCTGACAGGAGTGGTAATTCCGCAGGTGAATGTGATTGTCTGCAATTGACCAGTTCTGCTGATATAGCTGATTGGCAGAACTACACTTTGCATTTCTTCTGGATTGATAATGTATTGCAGGCCGTTGCTGGCACGAACATAGGCACGGAACAATCCCACTGGGATAGCAGAAAAAACACCATCTCCAAATGTCAGTGTGATCTGGTCATTGGTTCTTGATGTTGTGGAAAACAATTTGCGTTGATCAGGTGTCAACTGCTCTGCTGCCGCAGCAAAAACTGATTCTACATATTCCCATTGGCCTACAACTGTGCCCACATCGTCTAACTGGAACACCCAACGATCTTCGTTGTTGACACCTTCAATGTTGATGTTCACTATGCGATTGCTGATGCGTTCTGCTAGATTAAAATCTTGACTTTGCAACACACCCTGTTTGAAATAAAAGAAATAGCCAGTGTTGGCTGCTGCAAATCCCAATGAGTCGCTGCGGAACAAGATATTGAAAATGCCATTGGCCACCGGAGCAGGTTCATAGACATAGTCTCGACCCACGGATGTGGAATTCACTGCCTCAAAAGGCATGTTGACACCGTCCACTGTGGCTGTGTATGGCAACACCGGCAGGAATCCTGGTACCAAATTGATAGCATATTCAGATGTGTTCACCCCCACAATGTCTTGACGATTGCCTGGACGTCCTATACGCTGAGTGTCTACCAGAGCAGCATTTATGATGGCTGTGAATTGTTCTGCCCAGTTTAGATTGGTGGGATCGTTCCAGTTGATGGTGACGTTGGCTAGGTCAATTCCGTTGAAGTCGGTGACATTTTCAGTGGTCTGTACCGAAAATACTTTGAGATAACCTTGTGCAGCGGTATTTCTTTTGGCAGTATAGCTCACCAGGTTGGCCAAACGCACAACTGAGTCTCTGCGCTCTGCAGTATCTATGTAATTTTCACGTGTGTTTAGGTCATTGCGGAAGGCCATTGCCTGACCCATGAATGCAATCACATCCAGCAGTGCAATAAATTCTGAACTTTCAATGTAGTCATTGAATGTTTCAGGATAGTACTGCCGAATATAGTCTACAAAACTTTTTCGCAGGGTTTCAAAGTCATAGCTTTGAAAGTCAGCTTCTCTAAAAGTCTGATAGATGCGTTTCCAGTCTTCAACGCCAAATACAACTGTTTGTCTAGTGGTGCGTGCCATGATATTCCGTTAATGTATTATTTACCGATAAAGTAAACGGCTACTTTTATACGAACGAAGCTCTGCGCTGTTGTTGATCAAAAAATACACTCAGCAATTGAGCATCGGCACCGGCCACTAGCTGTATCTCTAGTTCAATCAAAACACCGTTTTCCTGTGGGTACACCTGTACATCATTTAGATAAATTCTAGGATCACCGCCTGCTACTCTTTGTACTTCGCGCAGAATATTGGCCATGGTGGTTTGATCCTGGTTTTCAAACAAAAAGCTCCAGAGCGTGGTTCCGTATGCTGGACGGCCGGGCAATTGTCCTTGCCAGACGTTGAATGCGTTGAGTAGGTCGCGTTTGATTAATTCGCCGTCGACCAGCGTGAATTTTTTGTATTGATTCTGTGTGTTGAATCCAATGAATGTGGCCATACAGATATTTAGCTGGGGTCTGTAGGTGCAAAATCTGGCACAGATATTTTGCTGTTGCCAATGACCTTTTTCACAGCTTCGTTCAGATTAGATCGATTCACTGTGTTGGTAAATCCCTTGGGTGCCTGTACACCTGCTTCTAACGGGCTGCCGCCACCAGATATGTCAGCATTCAACCCAGCAAATGCCTGTGCAAATTCTGCTGACTTGGCAAAGTCGTTCATTTGATTAATCAATGCGGCCGGTGCGCCGCCACCACCGATGCCGCCACCACTGATCAATGATCCTAGAGATCCCAGTGAGGGTGCGCTTTTAAGCCATTCTGTTGCATTACCTAGTCCAAACTTTGTGGCATTGTTCAACAACGGGCCCAATTGCGATGCTATCTCTGTGCCGCTGATTACACCCACTTGCTGGAGTTGATCAAAGTTCACATTCATTAGACCTTGTTGTACTGTGGTTTGCAGTCGTTCGTTGCCTAGCACAGAGGTTAAATCTGTGGCTCCCAACTTGCCTGTCCAGCTGGTAGGACTTGACAAGATGCTGGTAAATTTGCTAGGATCCAGATTGATCTGTTCAGCCAGTCCTGGTTTGATCAGCCCTGACAATTGCAACTGGTCAGCATTGAGGCCAAACTTGCCAAGGCCTTTGGCATTGGTAATTTCTGATGCTGCTTGTCCCACCGATGTACTAGTTTGTGCTATGAGTCCTTGTATTTGTGCAGGATTGATTGAACCTATGTTTTGCTGGCTCACTGTTGCGCCGACAAAATCACTGACTCCAATTGGATTGGGAATAGGCATTCCTCTTAGGTCTGGAAGATTGATTGTGCTTCCCAGCTGCTGAGCCTGTGCAAACGATGCTGGTCCTATTTGTGCTATAGCCGATGACAGCCCGCCTATGGCCTGAGTGACTGCATTGACCAATCCGCCTATTGGTATTCCTGTTAGGCCGCCGGAGCTGAGTTGTTGATCAAATATGGCCCTGGCCTGTTCCACAGTGGCACCTGCTGGTCCTTCCACATCATATACTTCACCGTTTGGTCCTGTAAATGAAAATTTACTCATGATTTTCTAACTATGCCCCAGCTGGAAGGAACAGGTTCAGCATCTGGAGGTGGAGTTGGGGTTCCTTCAGTCAGACTCACACTGGCTGCCACACCTTGATTGTGATAAGGATATGGCTCGTGGGTTGGTGCTCTTGTGACAATGCTTTCTAGACTGTTGGGTTTTACTTGCCATCCGGTAGAATTGTCAAATGTGGTATCGTCCAAAGTTGTTTTAGGATACAGTTTGGGAATCTTGACGTCTGCTGCACCGGCACCGTTGAGGTCAATCTTGCTGGACTTGAATCTCAATGCTGAGCCGCCGTCCCAGGAACCACTTTGACTTTTTAATGCCAGACTACCGTCGCTGCGAATACCAATTGGTGCCTGGCTGTAAATGGTCATGGCTTCTTGGCTGGCTATGTTCATGGTGGTCACTGCTCCAATGTTGGTAGCTGCATTTGATTTTAGATTGATGTTGCCGCCAGCAAACATATTGATATCTTTGTCGGCATGTAAATTGATAGTTCCTTGGGTTCTTACGTTTACACTGTTGGTTGAAAATACATCTACTGTGCCTTCAGATCCCAGTTCAATCCAGGTTTGACCATTGGCATGAATGAACTGAAAAAAGTTTTCTGAATCGTTCATCATGATCTGATGACCCTTGGCAGTTCGCAATCTAAACAAGGCATTGTTGCTGTCTAGATCGCCGTCGTCCATGACCAGAGTATGCCCACCTTTACGGCCTATCACTTTGACATCTTGAGGAGTCAAGTCCCCAGAATTTAATTTTTGGCGTATGGTGTTGGGATCTGCACCACCTTGATATATAGGCTGACCAGGCGTGCTAATACCATACACTGTGCTGGGGCTTTCTCGTTGTGCATTTGAAATAATAGGACCACGTTCAGGATCTTTGTCTAGTCCCTGCTGAAAGAATATGGCCGCTTGAAAACTATGCACTGGCTTGGGTTGTTCAAAAAATCTTGGATTTTTATTGATTTCTTTGTTGGCTGAGTTGATTTCAGTAACTGGCAACTGAGTTGCGTTGGCAAAATATTCTGCTTGTGACCTGTTTTGCGTGACATACTCGCCCGACTTGGCAGCGCCAATGGCTGGCAGCATGTGATTCAAACTGTCTTGTATCACAGATCCAATGTAGTATCCTTGGTTTGGATCACCTTCCACAAAAAAGCACATTACATTGGTGCCAACATCTGGTGGAGTGAACCACATGCCGTAGCTTTGTTGATTTCCTGGATATGTGCCTGCACCTGCGCTGGTACTGGTTTTTTCTGTGGCTCCGTAAAAAGACGGAAGATAGTTGACCCAGCGCCAGGCCTGCGGATTATCAGTCGGTTGCCCGCTTGCAAACTGTTTGATAAACACCTGTACTTTGCCACTGCGAGTGGGGTCAACATTGTTCATGATCTGACCAATGAACGGTCCCATTTCTGCAGGTGTACCACCGCGATCAAATCTATAATTGGGTGCGGTACCTGATGGTTGTGGATTATTTTGTGCCATGCATGTCCTTTAGGTTCCTTGATCGTCGTTTACAATGCCCTGAGAAGGTGTTGGTGTAGGAACTGGTGACAAATCCAATCCATCAAACCCAGCAGTGGGATTTCCTCGTATGACCGGCGGTGGTTGAAATTCTGTAACTGACTCTGCACCTTCGATGCTGACAGGCCGAGCCGGCAACGGTTGTGCTCCAGAAATTGGCGTAATAACATTGGGTGTGGGTGCAGGTGCTGTGAATTCCTCTGCAGCAGGCAAAGCCGATGCTGCACCTGCTTGCAGAACTTTTGATGTTGATTGTATTATTCGGCTGGCAGGTAATACACCATTGGTGGCTGCTATTATACGATCACCAACACCCGAGGTTTTTGCTGTGTCTGTTGCTGGCCCGGTACTTCTTCCGGCATCTGTTGTTTTGGAAGGAGCTGTATCTGTTACCCAGATACCTTTGAGCTCTTGAGTAAACTTTCCGCCTCTGAATGTGCTTTTACAACTTGTGGCCTGGTATGTCACTGCTTCCTGTGCTAGTCCGGCCTTGCCCTGAGAACGATCTGCAAAATAGTTGTTTTTTCCTGCGTCCATGAGTCCAGTGTTGAGATCATAGTCTCTGGGTCGATTCCAGGCAAATTCAAAGTATGCACCAGATGCCTTGGCATTTATGGTACCATCAGCTTCAAACGGTGCTGTAACAAACTTGCCCGGTTGCATGGCCTTGGGGGACGGGATCCAGGCAGGATCTCCCATGATCACCAATCTGATGTTGGCCAGGTCGACTGAATACAGATAATCAGCTGCATTTGCACCAGGCTCAAATGTTTTACCGTCGCCACCTTGACGTGCCTGACCGCTGGCAGGCATTACTCGTTTTTTCCAGAGCTCTCGGCTGTTGACTGATTGCTTTCCTGCTGCGGTGGTAGCAGCGTCACTTGTGATAGCCTGGCTCCATAGTTTGTTGAACTCTTGTTCGTACTGCAGGACCTGTGTGTTCTGTCCTGTGAACCAGTAATTAAACACTTTGTGAACTCCACGAAGAGATCCACTTTCAAAATACTCGCTGGCCACTGGCGTTTGATACGGTGCCACAGTATAAATCATCTTGTACGCAAAATCATTTTGTTTTGGATCGTACTGCAAGGGCTGTGCCTCACAACTGACACTGAACCAGGCAAATCTCTGCGGTGACGGTCCGTTGTTGTCCCAGGAGTCGGTTTCTGTATTCCAGATAACTTTTTGCTGTGCAGTAATGTAACTGCTGCTGCGTATCACTGTGTCAATGAACTGCACAATCTGTTGTCCTGCTGTTGCTGACTTTTGTCGCACAGTTGGACTCATGCTTTGCTTTTCACTCAGCAGTTGCTCGGCTGCGGTTGATGAGACAGTTCCGCCTGCCATGCTTTTGTCCAACGGGCCAGGTGGCACAACACTGGCATTTTCTATTATGGAATCAGCAAATTTAATTTCGTAAACATCTGGTATAAAGCCACTGGTTTTGGCTTGCTCTGCATAGAATGTATTCAATGCTGCACATAAGCCGCTGGCAACTGTTGTGGCGCCGGGCTTGGGAGCCGCGGCTGCTGTGGGTGGTGCACCAACACTACCCACAACAGTTTCACCTGGCTTGGATTGTGGTACATTGTCAGTTGCTGATATTATTCGAGGGATTGCAGTGGCCATGTTATTGTCCAAACGCTAAAAGTTCTTGAGGATCCTGCTCGGAGTTAATGCCCGGCGGGGATGACTCTATGGGCACACCGTTTCTGGTTTGGTCTCCTGCTTCCTGGCTTGCTGTCTGCTGGGCCACGGTGCCAACCAGTATGTCTCTAACTGTGCTGCCTTGAAACTGAAAATTCTGTGGTATGCTGCCGCGGTCAGTACTGAAGCCAGTGATGTCAGGAACTGCTATTCCTTTGATGGTATAGTCAACCAGCTTGTTGGCCACCTTGAAATCAATTCCTGAGATTGTGAAAGGCACAAACTTTTCAACTGCTGCACGATTGTCTGTGCCGCCTGTTTTTTTTGCGATAGGCTGCACAAGATTACCATTAATGTCGTAGCCATAAAATCTTATTACCATACAATACTGTGCTGCGGCATAGTTTATAGGGGTGCCGGGTTTGGCTATATTTTTAGATTCGTACAATTCTGTCACAGCATTTAACAGATTGCTCAACAGTGTGATTCCATTTGGTTCAGTTATGCTAAAACTCAGTTCTGTGAGTTGTGCTGAGCCGCCTGAATCTGGAGTACTACTGAAAATGGTGGTGAGTTCAAAGTTGTCAATATAAAAATCTAGTGGAAAGAACGGGCTGCGGCCTGCCACCGGTGCGCCGCCGCTTTGTACCAACAAATAATAACCGTTGAGATTTTTCTTGTCAGATTTTATCAAGGTCTTGTATGTATCAGGATCCATCAGATACCAGCTCAGGCTATAGGTATAGCTGGCATACTGATCTAGTATATTGTCCTGGGCCACAATGGCATTGGAGGCACCACCGTACAATTCATCCAGTCTATTTCGAACAGTGCCAGTGCCAGTACCAGTACCAGTGCCAGTACTGGCAGCAGCATCGTCGCTGCGAGCTCCTACCCCGCCTTGAGTTCCGTTGTTTACAGGAGTTGCGCCCGGTACTGCTCCTGAACCTTGTAACTGATTGAATTCTGCTTGCTGTTGAGTATTTGAGAATGGCGGAGATGGCAATGGACCGGCGGCTGGTGGATCAGATATGGATTGACTATTGTTCAATGTAACTGTGGCTGCATTGGTTCCAGAATCAACGTCTCCTGTCTCAGTTGTTGGCGGTGGATCAGCATTGGTTGGGCCTGCTGTGGTTTTTTCAACTATTCTGCCATCAGGTGTTTCAACCTGCTGGGCAGGAACAGGGTTACTTGGACTGGCGCCGTCGTCCCGTGCAGTTTGTGCGTTTCTAGTGGTATCAGCTGAACTAATAACTGGTGCCAATTGATTTTGTCGAACTCTTGCTAGTTCTGCTTGCAAGGCAACAAGCGTTTGCTGTTGCTGGGTCAAATTACTCTGAACTGTTGCTCTTTGCAAGGGAGTTAGATTGGGATTTTGCAATCTTTCTTCAAGCGAGCGTATAATATCCAGGGCGTTTGCAATATCCAATTCAAGACGAGCAATTTCGCTTTGAGCAAATGTTGACATTGATTAAAATCCTAACGCACTACGCAATGTGGTAATTTTTGGCAGATAGATTTGTACTCCGGCCTTGAAGTCCAAGGGAGGTGCAGTCAGTGTGTTGGGATTGCGTTGATAAAACACCCACCACAACTCTGCTGTGTCGTACAGGTCAAATGCCAGGAGGTCTGGTCTATACTGATACGTGGTGTTGATCAGCATGATACGATCATCAGTTTCTTTGGGAATAGGACGATTGGTCATGGTGTCCAGAAAGAACTGGCTGTACCCAGTGGCGTAGTATGCGCTGGTTGAATCATAGGTGGCCATTACCAGAACCCTCCCTTGATTAGATCACCGTTGGCAAATGCCTTGACACTGAACTGTTGACTTACCTGCGATCTAGTCTGCATGGGCAACAATACCAGGCTGATCTCAATCTTTGTGGGCACATAGGTTGGCTCATTTTTTCCCAGGGTAGGCGGCGCTGTTGGACTAGATATAGCCCCTTTGAGTATGCCCTGACTGGAGAAAAGATTTGCCAATCGATTGACTGCACTAGAAATAGGATTTGTGGGTAGATCTTGGCGTACTCGGCGTGTCAGCAGATTGGTTCCGTTGACGTTGGTGCTTCTGGCACGTATGTAGTCAACGTCGGCCGGCAGGCTGTATCCAAAACTGCTGACCACACAAGGGTGTGCTGAAAACTGATACTGCCCCAGGCCGGTCAAAAACACCAGAGGAGGCGGAGCACCGCGTTCTGCATCTTGGCCATAAAACATTTTTGTCACTGACCTAAAAAAGTGTATCACTGCCAACAGGTAATCAGCTTCGGCAGAATCTTGTGCTGTGAATGTGGCTGTCATGTTTACTGCATCAGTGTAGCTGGACTTGTAGAAATACCCCTTGTAGTTTGAATGAGTAAGTGTGTATGGATCATAGTCGGCTTTGTAGTTGATATCAATCTTGGGTGTGTAGGGAAATATTACTCCTCCTGTTTTGGCCAGTGGAGCCAGTATTCCTGGAGGACTTGCATTGTACAAATAGGTAGCACTGGGAGCCAGACTGAGACGAACACGCCAGTCCCCGTTGTTGGCCATTTTGCGTTGTGCTTCTAGAGTGGCTTGACGCTGTGCCAACAAGGTGCCTGCCTGCTGCTGTGTGGCCGAACGTGTTTGCGGATCCTGAACTGGGTTTACTGGCGTCGGAGCAACGTCAGTGTAGTAGGTTTCTCCAGTCTCAGGGTTTGTGCGGATGCCTTGGGCCTCGAAACCCTCTCCATCGAATATTGGCAAACCTGAGTTTGCTGGCACTGTTGGGGGTGCAACAACTGGGTCAGCATTGATAGTAAAGGTAGAAGTGTATCCACCGTTGGCATCAGCAACAGTGTTGGTAAAACTGTTGTTTATCACAACATTATCGCCCAATGATGCTGATACCTTGGCACGGGCATCAGCTTCGGCTAGATTCTGAGCTGTGTTTGCATCTTCGGCAGTGATTGTGGATGAGAATGTAGACATAGTGATTCCTGTATCTTATTTACCCAAAAAATAAACCACTCAGTTTATAAAGGTTGACAAAGCGGCAAAACATGTTATACTAAATAATATTTTAAGGACCTGTCTTAATGACAATCATCACAAGGACCACACCAAAAATCAATTATCTCAACAACAGAGATATTCTCAAAGAGATTCATCTCAGCAAAAAAAACTACTGTGCCTATAGAGATCCTGATCTAGACCATCAGTGCGATATTATTCTACCAAGTCTAAGCAAGATCAATCAGAAAACCATAGCCGAAGCTCGTAGAAATCGTGCCGATCGTATCAAACGAGAAACCGGAGAAATACTTGATCCAAAAAAAATACCCAACACAGACATTGTGTTTCGAATCATGACCTGGGAACACATACCCATGGCGCCAAAGAAAATCACCAAGGCCGAAGCAAAAAAGCGCAGCAAACTAGAAGATCTGCTAGAACTGGAAGAAACAGTTGAAGACCCTTTGGCTGACTTGATCGACGAGCCAATGCTGAATCCCATCCATGTCAGAGTGAACTTTCCGCCGTTTTTTCACTATCGCTTAGACGACGCCAAGGTACCGTTCCTGGTGGGCAAAAGCCACTGGAAAGGTGATCTTGAAACTGGAGAATTTTCCAAGGACCACGGTGACATGACTAAAAAACTGGCCATGATGTTCATGAAACTGTGCGAACGTTATGCCACCCGAAGCAACTGGAGAGGATACACCTACAATGAAGAAATGCGCGGACAAGCCCTGCTGCAACTCAGTCAAATTGGTTTGCAATTCGACGAATCAAAATCGCAGAACCCTTTTGCGTATTACACTGCCGCTATTACCAATAGCTTTACTCGTATCCTGAACATTGAAAAGAAAAGTCAGAACATTCGCGACGACATTCTGGAGATGAACGGACTCAATCCTTCATGGACACGACAGAATTCTAGCAAGCACTCGATGGCAGCCATGAGCGGACCAGTCACAATCACAACCTATCCGGCAGCCGAATCTGACACTGCCGCATCTTGATCTTCCAAAGTCGTTGACTTTAGAGGCTATAGATTGTAAACTTGTGGATTAAGGGAACCGATGACAAATCTATTTCGCAAAGCCGCGGTCTTCACAGATATACATTTTGGGCTCAAGTCAAACAGTACTCAACACAACGAAGACTGTCTGAACTTTGTGAAATGGGCCACTGCCAAGGCACTAGAACAAGGTTGCGAAACCTGCCTGTTCCTAGGCGACTGGCACAACAATCGAGCCAGTCTCAACATTGTGACTCTCAACTACAGCCTACAAGCATTGGAGCACATGAATGACAATTTTGAACGTGTGTATTTTATTCCTGGGAACCATGACCTGTACTACCGGGACAAGAGAGATATTCAGAGTGTTGAGTGGGCCAAACATCTCCCCAATGTACAGATATGCAATGATTGGTTTAGCAGTGGCAATGTGGTCATTGCTCCTTGGCTTGTGGCTGACGATCATCGCCGCATACCCAAACTGACCGGCAAGTACATGTTCGGGCACTTTGAACTGCCCGGTTACTTGATGAATGCACAGATCGAAATGCCCGATCACGGCGAGGTGCAACGCGAAGACTTCTCTGGCTTTGAACATGTGTTCACTGGGCACTTTCACAAGCGGCAGACCAAAAAGAACATTACCTATATTGGCAATTGTTTTCCGCACAACTATGCAGATGCTGGCGATGATGAGCGTGGCATGATGATCCTGGAATGGGGTCAGGAGCCTGAGTTCCATGCCTGGCCAGATCAGCCTAGATATCGAGTGTTTGGACTCGCCAACCTTATTGACAACGCTGCAAACCTTCTTCAACCCAAGATGCATGTTCGAGTAAACTTGGACATCGAGATCAGCTACGAAGAAGCAGGGTTTATCAAAGACAATTTTGTGTCTCAGTATCAATTGAGAGAGATGGCTTTGATTCCCAACAAGACCTCAGGAGTAAGCGAAGACCTTGCACCCGGAGATGTCAAGTTCGAATCAGTGGATCAGATTGTGACCGATCAACTTACCAACATTGAGTCTGAGTTCTACGACAACAAACTGTTGCTGAAGATTTATCAGAACTTATAATGACTACTAACGAGTTGCATCTGCTGTTGTCTAAGCAGTACACCCTCAAGTGTTTTGTTGATTTAGCTTACATATCAGCGTCTCCGGCCAATGCATATAAACAATGCCAAGAATGTTATCAAGTTGAGTTTGACAACAACGATCGTTTGGTTTTTTATACAACAGACACAATTACTGACGAACTACTGGGTCATCTCTACCGAGCCACTGAGCAAATTGACATTTCTAATTTTTTTGTACTAATTTGCTCTCCTACTGACATCAGTGAACAGTTGAAAAATGTTGCTCAACTGAGTTCAATAAATCCTGTTCCTTTTCAAAGTTTACAAATTAACTTTGAAGAAACTGCCAGACTACAAAATAACTACTTTGTTCCAGATACTATTTGCCCAATACCATGGATGCATCTAGAAGTTTCTCCGCAAGGCAATATTCAACCTTGCTGCGTTTACAAACAAACAATTGGTAACGTCAGAGATACATCATTGCAAGACACATTTTACGGCAACAAGTTGACCGAACTCAGGCAGGAATTTTTAGCCGGAGCAAAACCTCCTGGATGTAGTCATTGTTGGCAACTTGAAGACAACGGGTTGATTAGCAACAGATCTTATCACATGAGCTTGCTCAAAACTAAATTGTTAACTACTCTGGACCGGCCCAGCATAAGAAGTTTAGATCTCAAACCAGGCAATACTTGCAATTTTAAATGCCGTATTTGTGGCCCAACTGCTAGCTCACTGTTTGCACAAGAAGCAAGCAAATTTCAAAAAATACCAACAAGAGAATACAACTGGGCAGAAGATGATTCAAAAACAGTCAACGAGATTGCAAATCTGTTGCCCAATTTGTTCAATTTAGATTTATACGGCGGCGAGCCTTTTTTGATCAAACCACTACTGAAACTGATTGAACAAGCAGCAGCACTAGGACATGCAAAAAATATCCGATTGCACTATAACAGCAACGGTTCTATCTATCCTGCCAATCTCATTGAACATTGGAAAAAGTTTAGACACGTAGATATACATTTTAGCATTGACAACATAGGTGCCCGTTTTGAACTAGAACGAGGAGGAACTTGGAGTCAAGTTGAGTCAAACATCAAAAATTTATTAAACCTCAACCTTTCTAATCTCAAAATCAGCGTCATGCCGGCTATTAGTATAATGAACATTTTTTATATAGATGAACTACTGTCATGGGCCGACAGTTTAGATTTGCCTGTTAACCCTTTATACGTTTTGTGGCCAGAAGGGTTTGCGTTAAAAAATTTAACTGCTGAAGCCAAAACTTTAATTGTTAACAAATTTAGACATCATCCTTGGCCCGAAATGAAAAATATTTTAAATCACATTACATCACTTCCAGATTCTGATGGGCAAGAATTTTTAAAAATGTGTAGACATTTTGACTCTATTAGGAATCAAAACTTTGCTGATTCGCATGTTGAGATTGCAAAAGCAATGGGATATGTGTATAATAAAGACTTATGATCAACATTAAAAATCTCACCGTCAAGAACTTTATGAGTGTGGGCAATGCCACACAAGGTATCAACTTTGAGCGTAGAGACCTTACTCTAGTGTTAGGCGAAAACTTGGACTTAGGCGGCGACGGTAGCCGCAACGGCACAGGCAAGACCACAATCATCAATGCTCTCAGCTATGCGTTATACGGCAATGCTCTCAGCAACATTCGCAAGGACAATCTTGTGAACAAGACCAATGCCAAACACATGATGGTAAGTCTGGACTTTAGTGTCAACGGCGCTGAATACAGAATTGAACGTGGTCGCAAGCCCAATGTGTTGCGCTTCTTTGTCAACAGCGAAGACAAAAGCTCTGATGACGCACAAGGCGACAGCAGAGAAACACAAGACGCTATCGAACGAGTGCTTGGCATGAGTCATGACATGTTCAAACATGTGCTGGCACTCAACACCTACACTGAACCGTTTCTTAGTTTGAAAGCCAACGAACAACGTGCCATCATTGAGCAGTTGCTGGGCATTA